TTACGTTCTATTAAGGTTCGCTTCGCGCTTTGCCATCGCCTGGTCCGACAGTTCGATCCGGCCGCCCCGGTATGCCTTCAGGATGCGATCGACGTCCTTTTCGCTGTGCCCGGTAACCGCCGCGATCTCCTGGTTAGTACAGCCGGCGGTCGACAGCACTGTCACGGCAGTGCCGCGCAGATCGTGGAAACGCAGGTCAGCAGCGTCGAGCCCGGCCTTGGTGCTGGCTTTCCCCCATGATGTACGAAACCCGTCCTCCGTCCATGGCTTGCCGCGGCTATTGCGCAGGATAGGGCCGTCAGCGGGTGTAGGGCGCCGCCTGTCGAGCGCAGCCTTCAGGTCGGTGCCGACGTTCACCGCGACGCGCGCGCCCGTCTTGCCCTGCTTCAGGCGGATGTGAGTGCCGTCATATTGCGACCAGGTGAGCTTGATCAGGTCACCCTGCCGCTGCGCGGTCCAAAGGGCCAGCATCAGCGCGAACTGCAGCGGCTCACTGGCGACCGCGTTGAATGCAGCAACGTGGGCCGGCTGCCAGATGATCTCGGCGCGGTCGACGCTGTAAAGCTTGCCGCCGCGCTCGCAGACGTTGGTGGCGATCGTGCCGCGGTCCTTGGCGACCGCCAGTACGCGAGCGAGCATTCCCCAAGCGTAATCGGCTTGGCGGTTACCGCCGGCAGTCGCGATCTTGTCGCGCCAATCCTTGAAATCCCCTCGCGACCGGATATCCTGGACAACAGTCAGCGGCATGCTGCCGAACTTCTGTTCGATCATCCCCAGGAACCGGAGATAATCCTTCTGGGTACGTGGCGCCAGACTGGTGAAATCGCTTGACCCTTTGAAGGCGGAAATCAGCGTGAACAGCGTACCCTGAACCGGCTTCTTGCGAGCAGAATGCGCGTCTGTGTACGCAACGAAAAACTGCGGGTCAGCCGGGGTCAGCGGGGTACCATCCGCACCCTTGAGCATCGGCCCGCCGCGCCATGCATAGAAATATTTCCGCGTGGAACCGTCCGCAAGAGTCTTGCTGGCAGTGGCCAAACCCGGCAGCCGTTTGCTATTTCGTCGCATATTGTTGACGCTTCCACGTCTCGTAGGGGTCCTCGGTCGGCACAATCGACGGTGCCGCAATCCCACTGGTTTTGTCCAGTATTTGGTCGATCGCCTTGCGATCCCAACGGCGCGTGCCGGGCAGCGGTCTAGGCGCGCGACCATCCGCGACCCACTTGGCGAACGATGCCGGCGTCAGGCCAAGATAGGCGGCTGCGGCGGATCCTGACATGAGGCGGGCATCGGTCATCGTTCAGCCTCCCGCTCGGCATCCCACGCGTCCAGTTCTTCGACATTGAAGTAGTTGCGACCATTGGTGACCATCGGCTTGGGAAATCCCAGTGCTTCGGACCTGACCCAGCGCCACAACGTAGTGTCCGATATCGAGTATCGTTTCTGCACTGCGGGTCCGGTGAGGTACTTGGGATTCACGCCGCTACCGCATTCCTGACAAGTCGTTTCTGCAAGTTCAGCAGATCAGCGTCGGTCAGGTGCTTGCCGACCACTTCATTTGCCTTCCGCCCTTTGGCCATAGCCGCGAACACGCCGCCCATCTGGCTGACGTACCCGAAACTGCAATCCTTGAGACGCTCTCCGTTCGGCATCATGAACCCCATGGTCAATGCCGAATAGAGCTTTTCTTTCATACGAACGACTGTCGCTTCATCGCGCCGCGCCGACGCCGCTCGTTCTTCTTGACGAGGGACGACCGATACGTCGTCAGGGGAAACCTCAACCACCTTCATGCTGCGGTAGTTGTTGGCAAACCAGTATTCGATCATCGCGCCGAAATACGCTGGATCATCCGCGACGATGTCACAGATACGGTCGAAGTGTTCTTTTTCAGAACCTCGTGGCGATTCGAGCAAGATGCGGTGCAAAACGTCGCGCGGGTTCTTGCCGTACCAAGACTGGCGCTTCGCACCGTAGATTCCGGGGGTTGTCATATCGTAGCCTCCAATGATGCGAGTAAGCCGGTCTCGGCTAGAAAATCGTACGCGGCCTTTTCGATCAGGCGACGCTTCTTAGCAGCGGCGCGGGCATCCGCATCGGCTTGCTTTTTGCGCTCGTAGTTCTCGTCTATTCGACGGGCGAAGGCTGCGGCGTCTCGCGTCTGCTGAATCGCTTTCCAACCGGCGACACGTTCAGACACTGCGCAATCCGAACAGACTCCGTGGTCCCGCCAGTGGCGAAGATTGTCAGAACGCGGTACGCCTTCCGTAAAGTTGATAAGGTCTTCGAGTTTTCCGGCTTTTTCGCACCGACTACAGTGCAGTCCGTGCTCCCAGGCGAGATGCTGAAGGCATGCATCTTCGTTGAATCGAGGCATGTCATCCCACGTTGACTTTACGTGATCACAGTAGGCCCAATAGTCCGCACCACGCGTGTTGTTTAAGTCATCAAACACATCGACGATCTGATCGTCCGACAAGTGCGCGAACAGTCGGTTGGCTCGAATGTTTCCATACACGGCGACAGGGTGCGCGCTGCAACCTCGCTGGTACGATGCACTAGGGTGCTCAAGATATAGCGTGCGGTCACCCTCTCTACACCGAACCACTACTTTCTGGGGAGGTTTTCCAGTGTAGCTCTTTACGATCAACGTTTGCTCGAACCAATCTCCGAGACTGGCGAGTAGTTGTTCGTGTGCAAGATGTCTTCGCGCGGCTCTATTCGGGGGCATGACGCTCTCCTGTGCGGCCACCCTAGCATCGCAATCTTGAGAGTCAACAATAATTAATTGCCTAAACGACCCTTTTCCGCTTCGACATTCGTCGCGATATCCGCCATGTTAGGAAGCAAAATGTCACGTTGACCAGTAGGCAGGTTAACTGAAGCATTTCTGAATAGGTAAACGTCATGCCGCCCTCCCGAGCCGTTCCTGTAACGCCCGCGCCTTGTCCACCAACTGCCCCGCACGAACCAACCCCGCGAGGTCCAGCCGAACCCGGCCCCGCCGAGCAAACTCCGCACACACGATCTCGACGGCGGGCGACACGCCGTGCCAGCCGTCCCGGTGATATTCGCAGTCCACGCCGCAGCCGACCGTTAGCGTCACGCCCGTGGCTTTCTGGAACGCGAGGTAGCGGTCGGACTCTGCCTGCTCGTAACAAGGCCGTCCCGAATAGCGGAACGGCGCGCTTTGCTGCGGGATGATGAAGGTGCCGTAGTCGGCGAGGTCCGATGCGATGTCGATGACGTGATATTCGAACTCCTGCCCGGTGAAGCGCGGGGAGCGCCGCCCTGCCCTTGGAGTCGAACCAAACGGCGGATTGGAAATCGCGGCGTCGAACCGCCCCAACCGTATCTTGGGCACGTCGAATACGTCGGCGCAGATCCAGGTTGCCTCGGGCAGCACACGCCGGCCGACGGCGACGTAGTCGGGATTGCGCTCGACGCAGACGTAGCTACAGGGCGGACCGTAGCGACCGCGTGACCAGTGGGCGAACGACAGCATGCCGATGCCAGCGCAGAGGTCAATGATACGCGGTCCCTGCACGTCGATGGCGAAGTCGCAGGCGAGTGCAGGCGGCGTGAAGAACGCCCCGGCGGTGCTGTTGACGTGTGTGGCGGACTCCTGCCAGTTGTCGACTACGTCCCAGCGTTCGGAATAGGTCAGTTCGCGGGACAGCGCGAGCAGGTCGACCGCCATCTGGTGCGCCTTGGCGTCGGCTTTGGACAGCTTGCTCATTCGTTTATGTCGCACCACGGGCGCACCGCCAAGTAACGCAGAGACTTCATCCGGTTGCACTCATCGCACATTCGTTCCGGCGAGGTTTTGCGAAACGATTTTAACGGTCGCAACTCATATATCCCGCAGTCGCACCTGAACACCCATTTTGCGAGGGTTTTGTCTCCGCGCGGCAATCGGAATATCCCGATGCAAGTCAATTTCCCGTTGCGCGAGCCGATAAGGTCATAGAACTCGCCACCGGGGGATATTTCAGGTGTGATGCGAAGCGGTGGGCAAACCTCCATTCGCGCATGATCCATTTTGTACTTCGGTGCGAAGTGCTCGCCTTCGGACAAGACCCTCATCGCTACCCGATCAACAGGGACGGTGTGATGCTGGTCGCTCTCGTAGACGCTTTTCATAGTTTACTCCTTCAACATTTCGGCCAATTCAACCAGGATTGGCGCACCGACGCCCTTGCTCGTATAGAAATGCGGTGAGGCATCTTTGACTGCACTTGCGAGAAACTTACCCACAGTACCGGTCGGGTGCGACGAAAAACCATAGGCAACGATGTGGCGTGTGGTCATAATTTCTGCCGCTGGATACGGGCCATAAAACGTCACCTTCATGACCCCAACAGGGTCGCGGAGAATCGTGGCTAGAGCTTCGATAAACTTGTGTTTGGCGGGGAGTTTATGGTACGCACCCTTGCGCTCTGCACCTACCGCGCAGGGTTCTCGGCCGTTCACAGTCAGTATGTCAAAAGCCGCTACGCAAAGCGCGCCATGGCGAGCCGCGTTCGCACCAAGCAAGGCGGTCATCCAGTTGGCGATATGCGCTTCTGCAAGTGTTGCCGCTGACGGGCCGCGACCTGACAGCGGAAGCAAATCTTCATCCCGAAGCGCTTGGGCATACGCCTGAACGTTTCCTAGAGACATTCCGAACCGTTCAGATAACAATTGTGCAACAGGGCCAGATGTGGTCATTGACGTTCTCCATTTCCATTGCTAGATAACATCAATGACTTGATGTGTCAAGTATTCAGTTGATCTCGATACTATCGAAGGGCTTCTAGACTGGCCTTGACCAACTCTACGGCAGGACCGTCTGCCCCTGTCGCGTTGATACGAACGTTGTTTGGTGCTGTGGAATTGCTGCGTATAACGCGACATGCCTCTTCGATAGCGACCCCGCCATAGTCCAGTTCGATATAATATAAGGTGCCGTCGGGCTTGCAACGAATACGCGGGACACGAGCATTTTGCAGAATAGATGAGGCTTCCTCCAGGGACATCTCGGTCGCGTTAATTCCCATCGGTTCGGTCATGTTTTTCCAACTGAGCGCGCACAGTGGAAACTGTCCATGTCCGAAACTTCCGTGCGAATGCCACACCACATTGGCGTGGGCACCGTTTACGCTCTTGACAGTCATGAGTGGGCTGCCGCTTTTGAGCGAACAGATTGTGCCGGGTGTGAGGGTTGCCATTGTTGTCTCTCCTATCACAGCGGAATTGCTGCGTTGCTTTCGATCTTCGATCAACGCGAGATTCACGGCGCTCACGCACGCACGTTGGATAACCGCTATCAGTTCCCATCTCTCGGGAGCCGGTATTATTTCGATCTTCGCAGCCGCTTCTGCCGCGAGGCCTTCGATGGGGGCTGTCAGTTTGCCCGTCATCACAGTCGCTCCACTTGAACCGTTGCGACGCCCTGTTGAATCATCCCGATCTGCGCTGCGGCGCCCCTGGACAGATCAAGCGATCGGCGGGTCCATTTTGCGGGACCGCGATCATTGACCACCACATCCACGCACCCCCGGTAGCAAACGCGCAACCGCGTACCAAATGGCAACGTCCGATGCGCCGCGGTCAGGCCGTTCGGATGGAAGCGAGCGCCGCTGGCGGTGCGGCTGCCGGACTCGGAGCCGTAGAAGGACGCGACCATTGGTTCGCACTTGGCCGGAGCGGCTAGGAACAGGATCGCTGCGAGCGCGACGGCGTAGCGGAGTTTGATCATCACCAACCCCCACCGATGTAGTGGACAACAGCGATAAAGACAGCAGCACCCAGCGCATCGATGATCAGTGCGGCACGACGCATATGTGCGAAGCGGGTGCAAGACCGGTAGACACCGAACCCCGTCAAGAGAGCTATACACGCCGCCGAAATCATACCGCTTCCTTTTCCATGATCGTCACTCTCTTGCCCTCAATCCTTACGCACCCTGCGTCGCGCAAGGCATTCCACGTCGAGCGCATCACCGGCGCCAACTCGCCCGCCGCCAGTGCTCTTGAGGACCCGTGTTTGTCGAAGCAGCCGGTGCCGTTTCTGGACCGGAGCCACTTGAGTGCGGCTTCCTGCGGGCAGGTGATGGTCATTGCCCATCGTCCTTCTCGAACACGACCGCGCCGAAGTACCATCTGGAGCGCCACGCGACGCCGATGAGGCGAGTGACGCGCAGGTCTGGTGCACCCTTGATGCGTTCGCCATCGCCACTGCGAATGTCGCTGCGATAGTTCGACCAGATATTGATTGCGCCAGGCTTGCGACAGATGAATTCCGGGGCGAACTTAAACCAGAGCGCAACGGTGAGCAGCACCGCCGTCGCTACTACACCAGTAGCAAGAATGCCGATGGTGCAGTAACCGACCCACTGTGCGAGTTGGGACTCGGTCACGGCAGCACCGGAGCCAACGGCGGCGACGAAACCCGCGCCATCTTGGCCTTATCGTGCGCGACCAGACTGCCCCCTTTGCCGACGCGCCATGGCGGGCTGTTGACCAGTTGCGACAGTTCTGATGCGAGCGAACCGGATCCCTGCTCGGCGCCCTCCGGATCGCGCAGCACGTAGCCCCTACCCCAGATCGTCTCAACGGTTCCCGCTGGCAGCTTCTTGCGCAGCTTGCAGATGAACACGTCGATGATTTTGATATCGGGGTCATTCATGCCGCCATACAGGTGCGACAGAAACATCTCTTTGGTGATCGTCGCACCTTTGCGGAGCGCCATAAGCTCCAGCATCTGGTACTCTTTGCCGGTCAGACCTGCGTCAGTACCGGCCACATGAACGGTGCGGTTGCTGAAATTGACAACGACGTCGCCGACAGTGACGACGTTCTGCGCAAGCCCCTTGGAGCGACGCACGATCGCGTGGATACGTGCGACCAACTCGTCCTTGTGGAAAGGCTTGGTCAGATAGTCGTCGGCACCAATACCGAGACCCTTGACCTTGTCCTCGATCCCGGCGAGGCCAGAGCAGATCAGGATTGGCGTATTGCAGCGGGTTTGACGCAATTGCTTGATGACGTCGTAGCCCGACATATCCGGCAGATCGAGTGCCATCGTGATCAGGTTGTAGTCGTAGAGCGTGGCGAGTTCGAAGGCTTCCGCACCGGTGCTAACCACGGTGACATTGAAGCGTTCGGACCGCAGCATCATTTCGATCGACTGAGCGACAGTGGCGTCCGGCTCGACTACGAGGATGCGCATGGTCAGAAGCCCCCGAAGATGCTGCCGAGCGAACCGCCAGACAGCCTGTTGTGCAGGAGCGACGCATAGGACCGCGTGCTCTGATCGATGAAGGGATTGGCGGAAATCGTCGCCAACAGATTGAGAATCGACTGCATCTTGTTCGGTCCCTGTCGTTGTTGCGTTGGGACCAACTTGCATTAATTAATCGTGAGAGTCAACATTCTTTTAAGCGCTAGAAGCCTTCACGCACGATCCCACAGCGCCGAGCGAAGTTCTTGGCGTCGGCGAGGCTATCCACGACCTCAACCGTGGCGCCGGCCGCGATCAGTTGCGGGATGAGCAGCCGCTGCGCTGGCGACAGCACGCCGCCGGGCTTCTTGAACTCCGTGCATATCAAACGCCCCCAGAGGTGGTGTACATCGGGGATCCCCGCCAGCACGCCTTCCTCCTTGAGCCGCTTCGCTTCAAACCCATCGCGGTTGCCGCCATTGGGCACTGACCAGCAGATGACGCCGGGCAGTAGTGCGGGCTCCACGTTCCAGGTGTCGTCAGGGCGCAGCACGCCGCGCGCCCATATTATGTAGGCTCGCTGGATGTCGTGTTCGCTAAGGAGCGGTGCCATCAGCGCCAGCCCGCCGGCAGGCAGCAATTCGGCGGTGCAGTCGCGAACATCGGCGCAATCTGCGCATCCACGTATCCAGCGAGACCGCAGCCGATTCTGGTCACTTCGAACGTCAATTCCGGGTGCTCTTTCGCGTAGGCGATGAATGCGCGCACGCCGACGTCGATGCGGTCGAGCGGCAGCGTCTCCAGTCGATATCCCTTGGTTGGGATTGCATAGGATAGGCCGGTGCGCCCCTCCCCTTTTCCGTAGGTCGCGCCGCAGTGCTGACGAGCGTGGAGTGCTGCGCCTTTACCGTGGCGACCAGCGAGGTTCGATCCGAATACGAAGATGGATGTCATGGGCAATACTCTGAGATCAAGCGCACCAGCACATCGCCGTGACACGCGAGCGGCTTACAGTGGCAACCGAGGCGCTTGCCCTTCAAAAAAGAAAGGTCCGCTAACAGGTTCGGGCGCTGGCGAATGTACGTCTCGTACTTGGCGATGACTTCGTCGCGGCTGCCATGAAAACCGATATGGAACGGGTTGCCCCACTGCGTCCGTCGATCGATGCGCAAGTCGAACTTGGCGCGCGACATGTTGACCACGCGCGTCTCTGTCACGAGTAACGGTCCTTGGGCTTGCCTTCCGCCGCGAGCGGGAAGTCTTGGCACCATGGCTCCGGCGTCGTCATCTCGCGGATCATCACCTCGCACAGTTCTTTCGACTGGTCGGCCGGCACCATGCTCGTCAGCGAATCGTAGCACTGCAGGAACAGATCGAAGCGCGGATCGCGGGACAGGCGCATTTCCGCAGCAAACATGATCTCACGGCAAAACCCTTGGACGACGAAGTTGATCAGAACGCCGCCCCAGATCGACTCCTCGCGCCATGCGCCCTTGATCCATGCGTGGTAGTAGAGCCGCCCTTCGAAGTCGATGCCGGCGTCGGGCAGATACATCCACGTCCCCGAGGGGCGCCGCATGCGCAGCCAGCCTGCCTCGTAGATGAAGTGCACACGGTCGTGGCAGCATGGGATCATGAAGCCGGGGTTGCGGATCGCCTCAATCGCCGATCGCTCCAGATCGCGCCACGCCGCCGTCACCTCGGGGTAGTCCGAGCGGTAGGTCTGCACGATCTTGTAGGCCATCTCCTCCTCGATCTTGTTGGCCATGGCCACGCGCGATGCACCTGACCCATAGCCACACTGGAGAATGCCGACCTTGCCGTACTGGCGCTCCTCGGGATGCTTTTTCTTGATGACCGGGAAGCCGAACATCGTGGACGCCAACTGACAGTAAATGTCTGGACCTTCGCCGCGGTCCGATTTGCGAATGACGTCCAACGCCTTCTCGCACTTGACCAGCCAGAACACGCCGCGCGCCTCAATGGCGGACAGATCCGGCGAGACGATCATCTTGCCGGCCGGCGCGGCAATCATGGAGCGGATATTGTCGGACAGGATTTCCTCGGAGTCGCCCATGTTTCGGAGCGCGGCGAGGTCGCCGGCGCGGATCGCCGCAAGCGCCCGCTCGGGGTCGTAGTCCAGTTTCCACGACGGCACTCGAATCGGGCGCCCGGCGGCGATGTCCTCTTTCGCCGCGGATTGGTCTGCCATAAGCTTGGGGCGTGGCAGGTTGAGCGGCTGCACGCCCCTGCCCGCCAGTCGTAGCGTGGACGTGCCGGCGTAGAGAAGTTGGTGCTTCAGCGTGCCGTCGGTCGACACCATCTCTGCGGCCTTCTCGAACTTGGCCACGCTGCCCCGGCTCGCTTCCTGACGGGCCAGCGCCACGATACGCACCGGCTCGGGGCATGACGGATCCTGCAGCGCGCCGGCGACGGTCTCTTTTGTCCAGGATGGCAGGTCGTAGCCGTAGCGCGCGGCCCAAGCGACCAGTTGCCCCGGTGCTTTCAGTGACTGCACCATGCCGCCGGTGTAGGCTCGGATGCGGTCCGTCACATCCGATATCGCTTCCTCAGACATGGCAATGGCGCCGTGGATCATCTCGACGTCAACCGGGATGCCACGAAGGTTGAGGTCGTGAATGTGCAACCAGATGTCGCGTTCTTCCGGCTCCAGTTCTGGCAGCATCTTGTCGACGCGCATGGTGGCGGTGACGTCGCGGGCGCAGTAGAGCGCGATGCGTGCGAGCCGGTCCGCATCATCGAACCACATCGGCCCGGTCTGTTTCTTGGACCAGGTGGGACGCGGCTTGGACACCTGCTTCATCAGGCGGTTGCCCTCGGAATCCTTGCCAGCGTCACCGAACCCGAGCACCGCGCAGAGATTGCCGAGACCGCCGGGCAGCCCCATCCGCATCGCGCGCGACATCGTGCACACCCAACGGTCGTTGGCGATCGACGCGGCGGCGAGTTTCTGCATCGCGCCTTGTTCAAACGCGAAGTTGTGCGCGACCAGGGTCTGCGTCGCTTTGACCATCGCCACCATCGTTTCGGGTGGGACGACGTTCAGGCCGGCTTCGCGCATTTTCGCTTCCAGCGCGTCGCGTCCGTCGCAGGACGGAATGAACGCGGCGGACGCTTTCCAGATATCCGTTTCCAGATCGGCGCAGATCAGTTCGGTCGTGTGATGGGACAGGTAGACGTCGTTGCCGCGTGTGATGTCACACTGGCTGCGGGTCTCAACGTCGAGTGTTGCGCGAGCGATCATCGCAAACGCCCGGACTGCACCGCGTAGACGCGCGCCTGGTCCATGAAGTCACGACCGCCACAGACGAGGACGCGGTTCATTTGCGACCCAGGTTCTCGACCAGCACGAGGCGCAGCCGTTCCTTAATCTTGGCGATCTCGACGTCGTGTTCCAGCCCGCGCGCGTGCTTGACGCGGGCGTCCACCAACTGGTCAATGAGATCGACGATCAGGTCCACGACTACTTCACCTTGATCGCGGACAGCGGCGTGGAGAAATATCGAACCGCGGAAAGCGAACGCATAGCGTCGTCAGTCAGCACAGACATAGACGTCTCGACCTCGCTCATGGTCAATCCGCAAGTGTTTTTGATGCGAATGGTGATTTCGACGTCACCGTGCGGCAGACTGGCGGATACGGTTTTCACGCGGCGCATGGCGGTCTCCTTGAATTGGTTGGCACCGATGTAGCATTGCGCTCGGTGCCCACACGCCTTGCCCTATGATTACGGGGGCCTTTTCCCGCTACGCCTGTCCGGACTTCCAAGTCAGGTGCCGACTCCCTGGTATGGGTTGGTGCATGCTGCCGATCAATCGATCGGTATGTCAGACGGTTGCTACAGCTTCATGTTCGCCTCCTGCGCTACATTCGCCCCGTCGCACGGGGAATTATAAACGCCGCTTGGTGTGAAGGGGCGGCGTACCCTCTCGCGTGGAAATGAGTGTTGCGTTGGGCGGAGCACCGTAAGACGTAGTCCCCTGATATGTGGAGCACGACCGTTGAGTTTGGTGGCAAATTGCGCAGCGCCGGGCGATGATCAGATGTCGCGATTTCCGGATGTTGCTTGGCCCGTGTGACGTCGTGTCCGTGTCTCCCCTCGAAAGGGAACGGTCGGTGTCTCCACTTTACTGCCGCTGCGCTCTTTGCTCCGTGACTGCGTTTCGTTGACCAGATCAAAGCCCCGATCGCTCAAGCTTTAGTGGAACGGCGACTGGTACGCAAAACCAAGCCAGTCGCCGTATTAGTGACCTACTGCGCCGGCTGCGGGAACGCGGGCAGACCGGGCGGCAGCGGAGGAGCCGGCGGCGCGGGCGGAGCAGCAGGGGCCAGTGGCGGGGCGGTTGCGACGGGCGGTGCGGGCGGTGCTGGGGGTGCGCCTGGGGCGGTGGGCGGAGCGGGTGGAGCGGCACCGACCGAGCCTGCGACAGAACCGAACATCTGCGATGCCGAACGCGGGCCGCTGCTGCCGATCGCCTCGCCGGGACGTGTGTATAGCACCCCCTCGTAGCCGTAGTTGACCCCCCAGGTTTCGTTCTGGAACGAGTAGGCGTTGAGCGAAACGTAGCCGTAGTCACCGGACTTGTAATACTGCACGCCGTTCGGGCCGACCTTGGCCGGAATTTCCTGCGCCACGCCGTTCTGCATCACGCAAACACGCGGGCCGGGTTCGAGGTTGGTGGAGACTTCGATGACCCATGATCCCTGACGCCACGCGTTGGACGCCGCGATCTGTTCGGGCGTCTTGGCGACGACGCCGGGTTTGGGTTTGGAGACGTGGGGAATGTCGCCATCCTGAATCGGCCATTTGCCGCCGGCGGGCCATGTCCAGTTTTTGTTCGCATCGACGCTGGTCGGCCACGCCTTGCGGGCGGATTCCATGGCGAGCGCGGCAAGTTTGGCGTAGTTCGGGCAGACGTCGGCGGCGCCGAGCTTGGGCAACAGGACCACCGCATCGTGACGCGGCTTGTCGAGCGGCTTACCGCCGGCCGATTTGGTGCGCTTCTCGTGATGGAAAGGGAATGCGATACGAGCTTCGCCGATCAGGGCCGTCTCACTGCGCTGGGATTTGTGCTTCTCGGTGGTCATTGGATACTCCGGTTAAGAATGCTGCAAAGGTGACGGATGGACCCTACGCTTTCGAATCGTGAGAGTCAACATTAATTCCGACAGAAGCGGACCAAGCGGCCAGACAGACCGGCACCACGGGGCGGATCAAGTCGCGCATCGCGTCGGCGTAGACCCGGATTTCCATCTGGGCATGGCTATCGCAGCGCAAGGTCAGGAACTTGAGCAGGTTCAGCAGATCGACCGTTGCGAACATGTGGCTGTAGGTTGCCACGGGCAGCACCGACCGTGCCAGTTCACGAGGAACGTCATGCTCCAATAAGGTTCGGTAGGCTGCGAAGGCGGCGCGACACGACGCGTCGATCATGGAGGGTACCAGCATGTCGCGGACCTCGCCGCTCACGTCCCGCCCCTGCTTGTTGTCCTTGGACTGGACGCCGATTGCTTCAGGCGCCGGCACGTAAAATTCCTCGGGCAGTTCGCGATAGCGCGCCGACAGTTCATTGAAGGACCAGGTGCGATGCCGGTGCCATTGGCGAAAGACGAAGATTGGCGCCTTGATTTCGAATGTGAACGTCACCGCCTCGAACGGCGTGGTGTGACGGTTTTTCCAGAGATAGTTGATCAGCTTCGCGTCGCTGCCTGCATCCTCCCCTGCCCGCCACGCGGCGTCATATGAGACGCGGGCGGCTCGCGCCACGGAAAGGTCGCCGCCCATCGAGTCGACCAGTCGGACGAAGCCGTGGTCGAGTACCGAAATTGCGTCTGTCATTTCGCTGTCCTTGTCTGGAGTCAAAAATAAGCACTGTCATCGTATGCAAACGGATCGACCGGCTGCGTCTCGTCACCCGTGGCGAACACGACCAAGTCGCCCGGCATCACTTCAACCACGGCCCGCGCGTCCCATCGTCGATGCACGAAGTCCGGCCGACCGAACGTCCTGACTGCGTTCCACCAACGATCGTCCTTGAACCCGACGAAGTGGACGACGTCGTGCCGCTCGGCGTAGCAGGTGCAGTCCGTGGCAAACGCCCAAGCCTGTCGCGTGAGACGCACCACGCCGTCGGCGATGGTGATGACGCCCTGGTCGACGAGGGCTTGGTGCGGATGGGTCATACCGGCAACGGCCCATGTTTCGGCTTCGTCGCCTGCTTCAGTCGAATCCTCTCGACCACGGCGGGCTCGTTGATGCGCGCCAGTTCGGTCTCGCCCGCTTCCGCCATGTCCAAATCGTTCGCGTGGCAGAGCGCAGCAAGGGTCACCATCACGCCGCCGACTTCCTGCGCCGGCTCGCCAATCGGACGGCCATAGACGTAGTCCACTAGGCGGTGCGCATCTTCGCGGCTCATGTCGAGCGACTGCACCAGTTCGGTCGCTTCCTCGAAAAACCGATGGTTGCGCTCCGTCTTGTTCATGGGGATGACAGGTCCGAAACAGAGCAGCATCCATGGCACGACGCGGGACTGGAATGTGCGCCGCAGTGTTTCGGCGCGAACCAATCGGCTAATGATGATCGCGAATTCCTTCTCGAACTCGCCCCAACTATCATCGTGCGTGGCGAACGCGAAATGGCGCGCGATGTAGAGGAAGTGGTCGAGATAGTCGCTGGGGGTCTTGCCGCTGCGATGGCGAAGCCCCTTGTCCACGATGCGCTCAACCTCGGCGCTGGTCAGTGATTTGAAGTCGATCTTTTTGGTCATGACGTCACTCCTGCGGTTGCACTGCGCGTTTCCGCGAACCATTTTTCGACCTCGCCGGGCAACTCATACAACGCGTTACCAGTGAATTTATCCCGATAGGCAGTTTCCATTACGCGATGCGAGACGACTTTGCCGCCGATCACGTTGGCCGACGAACCGGGTTCTTTACCGGGCGCGTACCAGCCTGTCGCCTTCTCGGTTTCTGACAATGCGCGGGGTTGGTCACACGGACCGATCTCCGATGCCTCACACCGCTGGCAATAGAAGGGGCCGCACTGCTGATATCCAACCCCGATGTCCACGAAATCGGCGTCGCACGGCGTCTGACAGTACGGACACTTCTCGGTCGGCTGCTGCTCGCCGTAGCCATACCCGCCGCTCATGACGTCACTCCAGGTATGTTGGCAAACATCGCTTCAGCCGACTTAGGCGCCCACGGTTTGCGCTTGTCGTTGAGGAAAGCGAGGACTGGCGCACCCTCGGGTGTCTCGGTCAGACCGGTGATATCGACGCCCAGCTTCTCTGCCTGCGCGGGGGTCGGTGGCTCCAGCGCCTCGATGCCCTTGGCTGCAACGATCGCCGCACGAGCCTTATCAGGGTCGATCCAGACGCGGTGCTTCACACTGGTGAAAAGCCCCATCCCATCGGGTGGAGATCCGGTCAGCGCGGTCTTGGTCCACAGCTTCTCGACGCCGGCGAACCAATCAGTCACGGGCTTTTTGATTGCGAGAACGAGCGCAACCTGATCCGGGCGCAGGTCAGCCGCCGAATGCTGCATGAGCACGCCGAATTGTGATAGCAGATCGCGCGTGGCTTCGCACTTGCCGAATACGGGGCAATAGACGCAGTGTTCGCCGGCCTTGAACACCTTCGGCCCCGATGGAATTGCTGCCACGCGCTGCGCGAACTCGAACAGTTCTGCCGCCGACATTACGTGCTGTTTCACCCGCGGGACGGGCCGAAAATCATTCGGTTGAACTATGACCAGGCGTGCCCATTTCAGCGCGAGATTATCGGTGTAGACCGACGCCGCAGCGTATATTTTCAACTGCTCGGTGTCCGCATCGACGCCCACGAACCCATTCTTGAAGTCCGGCACGGTGAGAACGCCGGTCGTCTCCTCCCAGTGGCGGACGTCGGGAGTACCGTGGATATCTTTGGTCAACTGGACGTGCTTCTCGATCCAGAGACGCCCCGGCGGCAACTGGCGAATGTATGACACCATGAGCGCGATGCCGTATGCCGCCGGATGATCGGGGTCGACCGGCTTGATGTCCATTGTCGCCGGCGTGACGAATTCGCCGTTCAGCTTTCCGAAGCAGCGCTCGATTTCCTCGTGCGCCTCGGTGCCAGCGCGCGACGCTTCGCTTTCCTCCTGCTGCGGCATCTGCGCAATAGCAAACGGCGCCGCGGTGCAGCCGCCCTCCTTTGACCACCTGGTCATTGATGGCGCGTAGATCGCATGGCTGCGGTCAGAGTGTGTTTCGGCGGTCATCGCAAATTCTCCGCAGTCGGGTTCTTCAGCCCGGTGTTCAGACAATTCTCACAGGCGTTGCTCGGCAGCCCGGTACGTTTGCCGGGACCGCAGTAGTCGCAGGGCTCCGCTACCGCCTTCGTCGCCGCCAACTCCGCATCGAACGCATCGTTGCGCTTCTTGAGCGCCCCGAACACGCCATGTGCAACACTCCGCGCAGGTGCGCCATTCAGCGGGTTGTTCATCTCCGCCCGCAGCAACTGCATCGCCTCGGCGCGGCCTTGCCGAGTGGCCAAGCGCACCAGGGTTTCGACTTGGGGTTCAGTGCACGAGTACACAGGTTGGCTGTTGAGTCTTCCAATGAGGACTAACCCTGCCCGCTCCGCCAGTTGAATCGCTTCTGTCATAGTCGCTACTGTTCTGCGGCGTGGCCGCTGTTGTTGATTAAAGATGTCGAACGGTGCCGTCGTAGGAGCGCCACCACACGTCGGGCGAGCACATGTCCGCGAACGCCTTACGGAGAAATTCTTCCGGAACGCGATCCGAGATCGGTCGCGACAAATTGCGTCGAAGCAATTCGTCGAGCGGCACATGAAAAACGTAGACCTCCGGTGCGATGTCGAACCGTTTCAGAAGCGTCATGGTGCTCGCAAACGAATTTGGATAGATGTGCATATTGGCGAGGATCGCGTTGAAACCGTAACCGAGAGTGGTTCGCAGCGTATCTTCGTAGGCGTCGTTCAGAAGTGCCCGCATTCGCGGTTTCGTGACGCACTGCTCGTGGTACACTTGCTTGTCCCGAAAGAGCGATGACCGGAAATCGTCCAGTGAGAGAACTACCCAATCCGGATACGACTCCCGTGCGAAGGTTGTCTTTCCCGCGCCGGGGCATCCGACCGTCAAGATGACGCGCTGCTTGTCCATCATACCCGCCCCCGAATGTTGTAGACTCCAGATACGCACTTCCACCGGTCCAGTCGCCACTTCGCGTGATACAGCGGATGCTCTCCCATCCATTTTGCGATGCCGGCCTGCCCGCCGATCTGGCAGCCCTGCATGGTGACGTCCGGGTCCATGTTGGAGTCCGTGACGATTTCCTCGACACACATTCCGGATGAGAGCGTGCAGAGGACAGCTACGACCGTGATCAGCATTGGTGTGGCTCCTATTGCCGGCGCCCGGCCCATTCCGAGCGCCTTTGCCGCGACCGTTACGTGATCTTCAACACCGCCGCGGCAGCCGCCAGCTTGTCGTCTGTGGTCATGCGCAGCACGTCCATCGCCTGATCGTAGGTCGCGCCCTTGACCACCAGCGACAGCGGCGGCGCTGCGAGCCAGTCGACCAGGGCCTGCCCGCCGTCGGTCACGAGCGGGTTGCTCTTGCGGACGTTCAGGTCGGCGATGATCTTCTCCGCGAGCACGCCGGTCGGCGGTGCGGCAGGAGGGGCTGGAGGCGGCGTCGGCGCGGTGGGAGCGATCGGCGGAGCGGCGGGCATCAAAGGTGGCGGGAGCGGTGCAGCCGCAGCGGGGGCGACAGGCGCCGGGGGAGCGATGCGCCGCAGCGCCTCGGGGATACCATCGTCGACTACTGGAGCAGCGGGCGGAGCCGCTTCGGGGACCGGCATCGGCGCCGGTGCGACCGCTTCCACCTGCTTGGACTTGTTCGGGCCGCGCGTTCGCTTCGGCTTTTCCGGCTCACCCGGCGCTGCCGCCACTTCGGGCTCATCGTCCGAGCCTTCCGATGCCGTTTCGATCACACCGGCGAGAATCGCCGAGCCGAAGATGGTAACGAACGCATTGTTCTCGCGCTGGATCGCTTCGACGAAGTCCGCCGCGCCCATCTGGCCGGTCTCGCATTCGATGCCGACACCGGTCACTCCCAACTCGCCCGCGGCAGCGGTCGGCGTCGGACGAATAATCTTCCACTTGAATGTCATGTGTAGTCCCTCATCTGCCCGTCCGGGCTTGTTGCAACGAGGGTCACCCTACCGATGTAATTATGAGAGTCAAGAATAATTCACCGCGAGCAGCAAACGAATCAGCGCTCGGTACTCGGGTATATGTCAACTATAAATCGCACTGCACTAAACTTTATGTTGACAGTCAAGGTTTTTAGCCATCTAGGTACCACAGCAGAACCCATATAGTATTGGAGGCCAAGATGGCTCGACGTAAGAAACTCCCGCCAAGTGAAGAATCCCATTTCTCCGAAGCATTCCTGTTTAAGACCCTAGAAGATTTGCAGACATCACGGAACCCTACGACCAAGGTCACCTACTCGGATGACCGGGTGTTCGGACTGCGTTTCGTCATTCATAAGACGGGCGAGATTGCGTATCGCGTAACCTACAAACTGGCGTTGACCGATCAGAAACCCGAAATGAAAATCGGCACCGCAACACCTGGTCCGGAATATTGCACCCTTGACCACGCGCGTGAACGCGCTCGCATCGTCAAAGAACTTGGCGAAAAAGGCGTCGATGTCCGCGATGGAATGCATTTGCGTCTTTATGCTGAACTGGACCGTGATGGCACCATGTGGACTCCTGCCCTGTCGCCACCGAAGCTCGCGCCCAAGAAGCGCTAATTCCGGCCCACTTGTAGGTTGCGCAGCCTTTGCGCCACTAGACCTAGTAATTACCCAGTGCGGCCGCACCAGCGCAGTGCCGCCCTTTGTTTTTAATCTTGACTCTCAAGATTAATGCGGCCTATATTGGCCGCCATGCAGCACCTCGCACCCCCACCGTCGCCACCGTCCCTTGCGGCCCTCATGGAGGCGGCCGGTGCGGTCGGCCTTGTCGTCACCAAGGCGGAGGGCGGCTGGATCGCCAGCGTCGAGGAAGCGCGCGGATCGTGGCGGGATGGTCCGGTGTGTGCGGGACCGGATGAGGCTGTGGCGAGGGTGTTGGCACCTCGTATCGCACCGCCGCCGTATTGATCAGCATGCGTATCACCCTGTCCCCCACGGCGACCCTTTTTCACGCCGATTGCCGCGACGCCCTCCGCGCCATGCCCGACAATTCCGTGGACAGTGTGGTCACCGATCCGCCGTACCATTTAACCACGGACAAGAAAGGCGGCACCGGCGCGGCATCGCTCAACCTCAATTCGCCGGCGGGCCGCTCGCGTATCTCGACGGGCTTCATGGGCAAAGCGTGGGATGGCGGCGACATCGCTTTCCAGCCTGCGTTGTGGGCGGAAGTGCTGCGCGTCTTGAAACCCGGCGGCCACGTCGTCGCTTTCGGCTCGTCGCGCGGCTATCACCGCATGGCCTGCGCGATCGAGGACGCCGGGTTCGAAATCCGTGACTCCTTGATGTGGCTTTATGGGACGGGTTTTCCCAAGTCGCTCGATGTCAGCAAGGCGATTGATAAGCGTAAAGACTGGAAATCGCTTGAATTGCTTGGTGCCGCAATCAAAGCAGCGCGCACCAAATTAGCCATTTCACAAACCGAAGCCGCTCGTCGAGTCGGGTTGATTGGCGCAACCGAGTCACTTGGCGGCGGTGGCTTCATGTGGTTCGAAACCGGTCGTATGCCCACGCGAGATGAATGGCCGCGCATCAAAGCAGCACTCAAAATTGGCGACAAATTCGACGAGTCATTCGAGGCCGCTGAGCGCGAAGTCGTCGGCAGCAAGGAAATGCGCGACACCTCCGAAGTTCGTCTCGCGGTTACGGCGCATGCTGATGATTACGACGCTTCGGCTCGCCGTGTTGTGGACATCACCGCACCCGCCACCCCCGAAGCAGCGGAATGGGAAGGATGGGGCACTGCGCTCAAGCCCGCATTCGAGCCGATCGTTCTGGCGCGCAAGCCGCTGTCGGAAGGCACGGTCGCAGCCAATGTGCTGCGCTGGCGCACCGGCGCGCTGAATATTGATGCGAGCAGAGTAGGAACAGACGAACGCACGTACGCTCCCAAAGGAACGACCACGAACGCAAGCATGATCCGCGTTGCAGAGGATCGCGTTGGAATGCCTGGTGCGGAAGTGACAGTGCAAGGCCGCTGGCCCGCCAACGTGGTGCATGACGGCTCGGATGAAGTGGTCGGGGCGTTTCCTGATAGCAAAGGACAGCAGGGTGACCTAAACGCGACTGGTCGCTCCCGCCCGAGCAAAACGTGCTACGGCGACATGGCCGCGCCGTTGTCACACGCCGCCCGCAACGACTCCGGCTCCGCCGCCCGATTCTTCTACAGCGCAAAAGCCTCCAAGGCAGACCGCAACGGCAGCAAGCACCCGACCGTCAAGAAGATCAGCCTCATGGAGTGGCTGTGCACGCTCATCACGCCGCCCGGCGGGACGATCCTGGACCCCTTTGGCGGATCTGGCACCACTGCCGTCGCAGCGACCAACCGCGGCTTCTGTGTTGTGCTGTGCGAGCGCGAGGCGGAATACGTCGCTGACATCCGCGCTCGGTTCGGTCCCGTTCGGTTAAACCTGTCAGCCTTCCGGACCGCCGCCGCCCTGCTCCCCGCCGCGCAGGCGCTCCAGGCTCGGTTGGCCCATGTTTGAGCCGCTTGCCCGTTATGCCGACATGGGTGCCGCCCTCTGTCCGATTCCCGCCGGCGGAAAATCGCCTGTTGGCCTGATCGCCAGTTTCGCGCACGATTGGTCACGCGACCCCAAGCGGTGGGCGGAGTGGGCCGCGCAGTTTCCCGGCTGCAACTGGATTATGGTCGCCGGACCAAGCAATAAAATAGTAGTGGATATTGACGTCAAGAAAGTCGGCCGCGAAGCTGGCTGGAAGGCTTGGAGCGACTGGTGCACCGCCGCCGGGCAGCCGATCTATGCGCCCCATGTGCAAACACCATCCACCGGCTGGCATCTGTACTTTGACGTTCCCACGGACACAGACGCCGCGCTGTTGAAGCAGCCGCCGCTGGTGCCCGGCATCATCGACATCCGCGCAGGCAATGGCTTCGTTCTGATTCCTCCGTCCCATGTTGAAGGAAATGCCTACGCATGGTTGACGTGACGACACACAGTTATCCGGCACCGGCGGCGCTCGTTGCGCATTGTATTCGCTCAACCACGCGTAGCGCTGCAGTGGCTGGTAAGGTCGGCGTCTACGATATCGACGAAGCCAAGGCGTTATATCAATGGCTGTTCGATAATGACGGCTTCCCCAGCTATATGGACTGGGTATCGGCTGGCATGATCGCGAAAGTCGAGTTCGGCGACAACGGCTTGGATCTGTGGGCGGTCATCTGTCATGATCAGACCGTAGATGACACCGCCCTTTCTAAATGGGATACCTTCGCCAGTGAGGCGACCGAAAATTCCCAGACGATGGGGACGCTGTTCAAACGCGCTCACGACCTTGGCTGGAAAGGGTCGCTGCGAAAAGTTGGCGTCGATATGTTCAAAGGCGTTGCGGCGATCGCGGCTGCTGCTGGTGCTACGCTGCAAGGCGGCATGCCGATGCTCGCCGGGCAGGAGGAACTGACGCGTCTCGCCGCGCCTGTCCTCCGCGACTTCCTCGCAGCACCGACCAACGCGCCGGCGCGGCCCGCCGCCGATGAATTCCCCACGCTGCCCGCCGCCATGTCCGGGCACGGCCTGTACGCCGACATGCTGGAATGCATCTCGCGCGTGATCGCGCTGTCCGAGCCGCCGCAGAAGTTCAAGCCGGCCGCCGTGGTGGACGTGCTCGCCGTGCTGAACCTGCTGCACGCCGACGTGTTCGATGCCGTGTGCCGGCGTATCACCCTGTCCGGGCATCCGCTGCCGACCAGTAAGATCAAGCTGGCCGCGGCGAACCTGCAGGAAAAGGTCGAGCGCATCACCGTTACGCACGACAAGTGGGAGTACGACAAGAATCAGGAACCGCAGTCGGACAACAGCGACAACGTGACCGTCCTGCTCGGCATCCTCGGACTGTCGCTGCGCTGGAACGCATGGCTGGAACGCATGGAAATCCAGGGCGGCATCGACCTCGACCTGCGCTGGACGGACTGGACCTACATTGACGACACTGTCGTGGCCAAGCTCCGCACCCGCGCCAACCGGACCAAGACGCGCTTTCGGCCCGGCAAGGAGTTCCTGTGGGAGACGTTGTTGGCGATTGCCCACGCCAACCCGGTCGATCCCGCCGTCGAACTGCTGGCGACGCTGGAGAAGGACTGGGACGGGACTGCAAGGCTCGACTCTTGGCTATCCCGGTATTGTTCCTGCCCCAACGACCAGTACCACAGCGCGGTCGGGCGTAGCCTGGTCGGCGGCATGGTCTCGCGGGTTCGTTCGCCTGGCGTGAAGTTCGACACGATGCCAATTTTCTTCGGTCCGCAAGGCACCGGTAAGTCGACAATGCTCGCGGTGCTGGCGTTGCGACCGGAATACTTTACTGACTCAATCCTGCTCGGTGATGCGTCCAAGGAACTGGTCCTGTCGCTGGCCGGCAAGATGCTGGTTGAGATCAGCGAAATGGGCATGCGCGGCAATACCAATGTGAACCATGTCAAGGCGATGATTTCCCGCACCACCGACGCCGGACGCACGGCCTATGCCCGCGCCGTGACCGAGCGACCGCGGCGAAACATCTTCTGCGGCTCGACCAACGACGACACGCCGCTGGAGGATCCATCCGGCAATCGCCGATTTTTACCTATCAGAATCGACCAGGAGGTAGACCTGCCCGGCCTGCGCAGCGCCGTGTTTCAGTTGGTCGGTGAGGCGGCAGCGCGCCATACGCGCGGGGAAAGTTTTGACATCCCGCGTGAAGTGTGGGCGATCGCTGCGACGCACCAGGAGGCTGCCCGCTCGGTCAGCGATATGGAAAGCCGGCTATGGTCATGGTTCGGCGAGACCGAGCACACTAAGCAGGCGTTCGTGTCGGTCGACGATATCGTCGACCTTTGCGACTATTCAAACTGGCGCAATGTCCACGGTGCCCGCGACGCGATCCTCAAGAAGATGGGGTTTCGTCGAGTCCAGCCGTACATCGGTGGCACGCGGACGCGTGGTTGGTACCGCGGCCCCGAGATACTGCCAAAGCACATTGAGCACGTCGTGCGCTACCTGGTCAGCAAGACCGCCGACAACCGGCCGCGCGTCATCATCCGTGGCGGGAACGCGGTGCCGCTGCCAACGTCACCGGGCGTGGTATTGCCGCCCAGCCCGCCTCCTTACTGACCTTTTATGTTGACTCTCACGATTAATTCTTGCAGTGTGAGCGGATGACCCACTTCACCCTGCGCCGCGACGGCAACGTCATCTATGCCGGTCCGTCGTTCGCAGCGGCCGCGCTTGCGCTCCAACCCGACGAGTTGACGTTCTTTTCAGTGTGCTCGGGCATCGAGGCGGCGAGCGTTGCCTGGACGCCGCTCGGCTGGAAGTGCGTTGGTGTCGCCGAGATTGAGAAGTTTCCGAGCGCCACGCTGGCACACCATTACCCCGGCGTCCCGAATCATGGCGACTTCACCAAGGTCAAAACCAAGTGGCTCGGTCGCGTGGACATCCTGTGCGGCGGTACGCCATGCCAAGCCTTCTCCATCGCCGGTGCGCGCAACTCGCTGGACGACGCCCGCGGCAATCTCACCCTCGCATTCGTAGGACTGGCGCATGAACTCGCTGAAGGCAATGGTCTCCGCAACGTCGTATGGGAGAACGTCCCCGGCGTTCTCAGCACCAAAGACAACGCCTTCGGATGTTTTTTGGCGGGACTTGTCGGAGCAGACGGTCCCTTCCTTCCTGCCACTCCGCGGCCTGTCGTCGGCAAGTTCAATCGAGCATGGGGATGGAGCGCCAAGGAGCGCGCCCACTACATCAAATGGCCACGGTACGGGGTGGTCACTGGACCCAAAGGACGCGCCGCCTGGGCTGTCAAGGACGCACAATTTTTTGGCCTGGCACAACGACGCGAGCGTGTCATCGTTATCGCAGATTTTGGAAACGGGGCCGATCCCGCCGCAGTACTTTTTGAGCCGGAAGGCGTGCGCCGGAATTCTCCGCCGAGCCGAGAAGCGGGGCAAGGCGTTACCGGAACCCTTAGCTCGCGCCCTGAAGGCAGTGGCGGACTTGGGACCGACTTCGACCTGAACGGCGGACTGGTGCCTGCGTTGTCGCGCTCGCTGCTCGGCAAGCCAAACGACAGCTGCGACCATACCCTACAGACCTATGTGCCGCAGATCACAGGAACGCTCCAGGCGAACGGCAAAGCCGCAGGTAGCGCCACACAGCAAGACGCCGAGTGCGGAATGTTGATGGCGGTCAGCGTCACTGGTCCGATCAGTCATGCGCTCAAAGCCGAAGGTGCGGACGCGAGCGAGGACGGGACCGGTCGAGGCACGCCGATCATCTGTTTCAGCGCCAAGGACTACGGCGCCGACGCCACCTATGAGCTTTCGCCAACGCTACGCGCAGGCGGTCACAGCGGCAGCCATGCGAACGCCGGTGTCATGCCCGCCATCGCCTACCCAGTTGCCCTGCGTGGTCGGGAGGGTGGCGCGACAGCCGAACTCGGCGGCGATGTCGCTACGGCACTGCGCGCCAGCAGTGGCGGCGGTGACAAGCCGCATGTCCTGACCAGTGCCGTCCGTCGGCTCACCCCGCGTGAGTGCGAGCGCCTGCAGGGTTTCCAGTGGCAGTGCGACTCCACCTACCCTGGCGCGTGGCTGGATCATGCTGGTCGTTGGTGGTCGCCCGACTACACAGCGATCCCGTGGCGCGGCAAGGGCGCTGACCAGTGTCCAGATGGTCCGCGCTACAAGGTGCTCGGCAACTCGTGGGCTGTGCCCAAATTCAGGTGGGTCGGCGAGCGCATCGCTCGGTTCATGCCTCGCACCTAACGACGACTCCAATCCGGGTACGAGTGCGCCTTCAACCGCGCCTCCTGTTCCCGCAGGTCCACCGGTGACAACCACATCATCCGCGCGCCACATCGCTTACACGGCATCTTGGCCCGCACCTGTTCGAGCGTCATGTCACCGGCGTCAGCGCGCATCTCCCGCATCCTAGCGAACGATATTTCCGACATGAGCGGCGGGCATCCTGGCGCTTCGCACGAGCGCTGGAGGTGCGTGAAGCCTGCGATTTCGAGTTGAGAGATCGTCTGTGCTGTACTGGTCATTGCGAATAGATGTTGAGCCGGAATGGTGCGGTCAAGTGCTCAACACGTAATCGCAGGTTACTGTAAGTTGCAGACGATACAACTACATCAAATGCGCGAAATGGGCTGGTCCATTTTTCCGTTGAAATCATTGACGTATTTTCGATTTAGACTCTTGGACCAGTGGAACACGGGTTTTGCAATAGGACAGCCGGGGTGCTTTTCGGGGGTCTCTGCGAGTGCGCGTTAGTACGTGTATTTGCTATTACGTGTTGAATGGGATTTCCCAATTCTGGCAGTAGTCTTTTCAATATTCCTTGGTCCAGAGTCTAAAATAGAAATAACACAACAAAAACAATGGCAAAATGGAACATGAACGGACCACGGCGCTGGTCCACTGGTCCAAGGTAATCCCGCACCACTCAACACCAAATCGCAGCACCTGCAGCCTCGGTCACAAATTAATGTTGACTCTCACGATTCGATTGCTATGGTCATTGCACCAACAGGAGCGAACAATGACCCACCCCACCATCGCCTCTATGCTGCAAGCCGATGCAGAACGACTTGGTCTCCCGCTGCGCACCATGGAACAGGTGCGAGCAGGTTTGAACGCTGCAAAGAAGAATAAAGCGGACGTGTTGCTCGCTCGCCTGATGCTTAAGGCCGGTCGCCTGACCGATGAAGCTCGCGCCTATGTCGAGGGTGAGTATCCGCAGTCATGACCCACCGCACCACCAAGCAAATGTTCGGCGCCATTGAACAAACGGCGCAAGCGCAACGCGAGGACCAGCGGGACCGCGAACGGGCCGCAAGGGAAGCGGCAGCACGCCTTGATGCACCGGTGTCGCGCTATGAATTGCTGAAGGCGATCGAGAGCGTGGCGAACGAATACGACGAGATGGGCCACCGTGGCACGGGCATCATGCTGCGCAAACTGGTGGAGGCTTTGTCATGACCTACGACGCGATAGACAACCTGATCGATATCTCTCGCATGCAGCGCGCCGCCGTGACCCGCGTGGCAGCCCGCAACAACGTACTGCCCCACCCGACGCTCACGCCAGTCCACATCACGCATCTCGACGGGCGCCCATGGGCAAAGGCCCGCTTCGTCCCCGGCGACGCCAGTGCCCCGTGGGCATGGGTGGCGCGTGAGGTGGCGCGTGAGTGCGATTGCCTGGAGAGCGACGTGGGCTGCGCCGAGGGGCCTGATGGCGAGGATTGGATCACGGTTGAAGGAATCCCGGTCTACCTGTGTCTGATTGGCAACCTGGCCGGGAATGCAGCGGCTGCGTCTTTTCGTGCCGATTTATCTTGACTCTCAAGATTAATTAGATACGGTGAGTGTCAGTAGGAATAGGGGACCATCAAATGTACGACCTCGGCGGCGACGTGCTCAGCATTATCAAGCTCGAATGGGGTCCGATGATCCCCGACTTCCTCCTGCGCCAGTTGGAAGCTGCCGCTGCGTTGGTGCGCAAGAAGCAGGCCCGTGCTGCGAAGCGCGAGACCAAATCTATCCAGTACGCGCAGGCCGGACTGAACGGCAAGCGGGCCGTCGCGCGTCGGCTGCGGCAGATCGAGGCTGGCGGAGACCTTGGGTGGGATGGGGCGCAGTCTGGTGCGACCCTGCGCGCGGCGAATGGGCTGGTGTCGCTGTGAAAGAGCACCCCGGCTATTTCTGGCCCTGTCTGTGGCTGTTCCTGATCTTTATCACCATACCGGGCTTTGAGCGATTCAACCGCATCGAAGCGGCGCTCGTGCGTATCGCCGTAGCGCTGGAGACCCGCCGATGACAACCCGGTTCGAACAGATCGCAGCGGCCTTCCCGCTCCACTGCCAGCGGATTGCGGAGGCTACGTATGATGAGGGTGGAATTGGCCCACTTCTCACACTGCAACGCGCTGCGCCCATCGGCAACGCAGGAGAAACCCTCGCCGACCTATTCTATTGGTGCGACACTTCTGAAGGACATCTCTACTGGCGCGCACTCGCAATGGGCGCTGGGTGGACGATATGACCACAGCAGCCCAACGGATCGAATGGCCCGCAGGGACGCGCGTGCGCTGTGTGCGAGAAGTCGAGGGTGTGGTGCGTCTCGGGGACGAAGGTGTCGTTCTCCGCACAAGTGGTGACCGGGTCATAGTCGAGATGTCGCACTGGGTCATTCAAGGCTACCGAAGTCAGTTCAAGCCGATCGTGCGCGTCAAGATGGGTCGCCGCGTCGAACCGAAGCCGATCGATCCATCCCACCTGTTCCTAATCAACTACGATTGCAGCACAGACCCATTCCTTCGGAGCTTTGCATCATGCTGAACCTTCGCGGTGTCGCCGTTCTCATCTGCCTCGCGCTGTTCGCCACAGGGGCGCGCGTATCGGCGCACGATCACGCCGCGCTCGACGTCGCCGGCGAGTTCTACGCCACCTGGAAGATGCCCGATGCGCCTTGGATTAGTTGTTGCAACATGGATGACTGCGCCCCTGCACTGAAAGCGACGCAGGATCCCACCGGCACTTGGCACGCGCAGCGCGAGTCGGACGGCAAGTGGTTTGTCATCCCCGCCGAGAAGGTCGAGCAGGAGCGCGACAGTCCGGATGGTCGGTCGCATCTGTGCGTGCTGAATGACCGGGTGTTGTGTTTTGTGGCGGGGTCAGGAACGTGACGTACCTGTTCGTGCGGTTCTGCAAGGCGAACGACGGGTTTGATTACGCCCCTGCCGCTGCGGTGTTGCTGCTTATGTGCGTCGTGGTCGATGTGGCTGCAATTGGGTTGATACTGACATGACTCTCCGCAGCAAACCATGCCCGCCGCGCCTTGACCTCGACGCACTGGTCAAGCGCGCCCAAGCCAATTTCGACGCGTTCACACCGTCGCAAAAGCTGCGCCATCGCTACATGCAGCGCAGGTCGTGGGCGTACAGTTGCTGCACTACACGAGCCTGTCACGACTATTTGGGGCAACGATGGCCGCACGAAGCGGTCCTGACCGACACGCAGATCGGATTGATACTGGTGGGGGAGAAATACTGATGACGACCGTTTGGCTACTCATCTTTCTAGCGGGGCACAGCTACGGCACCGTGTCGGGGATTGGTTCGCAGTCCGAATGCGAACGCGTCTATGCAGAACTGAAAGCGACCAACTGGGTCGCGTCGGGGATGACCAGCAACGATCATCGCTGCGTTAGCTACGACGGCGCGGTTCGCCGATGATCTGTCACATGACGTTCCACAAAGTCCGCGCCTGCGTTTGCCACGAGCATCGTCCCGAATGCAACTGTGAGACGCCAGCGGTCGCAGCGTCGCCGTTGGCCCTTTGGGCGCCCACCGTCGAACAACTGCGTTTCCTCCGCCTCCACAGCCCGGCCGGCAGCGTGACCAGGTGGCAGTGGCACTTCATGGACACGCAACTGCGCGCCTACACCGATGCCGGCGAGACCGCGACCATCTGGCGCGATGCGCTGCAGGAGTTGGTCGATCAGGGGCTGATGCGGTGGGGGCATGGTCAGCAGGTGTGTTTGACCGCGGCAGGGCTGCAATGCGTCTGACCCGTGATCTGCAGACGTGGCATGCGCTGCGCCTCGCGACAATTGGAGCGGTGCTGATCGTAGCAACCGCAATTGCGATTTGGAGTTGGTAGGATGCAAAGTGGCAAGGTCATCATTCCCAACGACTTCAACTGGTCCGAGTGGGACAGGTTGATACGCCCCGCACCCACCCTCGACGAGCCCGCCCTTTGGGCGCGGCTGTTCGACGTTCCCAACCGCCTCTATGGCACAACCATCAACAGCGAAGGCGATGCGATATGAAAATCTATCTGGCCGCACCGTTCGGCGACCGCGAGAAGATGGAGGCTGTGGCTAAACGGCTAATCGCAGCGGGCCACGACATTACGGCGCGATGGGTGTTCGGCGGCGAGGAAGGTCTGACGCGCGAACAGATCGCGGTGCTCGATCTTGATGATGTGGATGCCGCAGACACTGTGGTGTCGTTCACGTTCCCGCGTGGCACACCGAGCACAGGTGGCGGGCGGCATGTCGAGTTCGGTTACGGTCTCGCCCGTGGCAAGCGCCTGATTGTCATCGGATATCGGGAGAACGTCTTTCACCACTGGCCAACGGTCGAGGTGTTCGAGACGCTGGATGCGTGGATGGCGGGTTCTACCTCAGGGGCAAAGTGCGAGGAGACAGTATGACCACACGCAGCAAAGCCGTCGATGAGGCAATCAAGAACCTGTACGCTATCATGGCAACAGCGGCGGCAGCCAAAGCGATCAGTCGAATCGAATGGAACGACGTCACCGGTGCCGATGTGTGGGCGAAAGACCACGCGCGGTGGTTGGAGAAGGCAGGGTCAAAAGCGACGGGTTGGCACTATTCGCGACCAAAGCTACCTTCGCGCTGATTATTGTTGACTCTCACGATTAGTTCGATACGGTGGCGACAGATCAAAGGAGAGCGACATGAGTTGCGATATTCACATGGTATTGGAGCGCAAGACCGCCGACGGTTGGCTCGGTCTCAACAGCTTCCGCGGGCATCAGTCCGGCTACAAAGACACTCGCAGCTACCCCGCCGTAACCGAACGTCACTATCTCCGCTTCGCGGCAATGGCTGGCGTCCGTGGTCCGGGACCGTCGCCCAAAGGGCTGCCCGACGACTGTAGTGCGCTGACCAAGTATCACGTCGCGGATTGGAACGGTGACGGACATTCGCATTCGTGGATGGCGCTCGACGAGGCCGCGAAGCTCTACAACACGGTTCGATATGCGCAAGAAGCGCCACTCGACATCGAGAGCTATCAGGCCAAGTATCCGGCCTCGTATTGGTTCGATGTCGAGGACGACGAAGGTGATCTGTCCGAATATCGGATCGTGTTCTGGTTCGACAACTAGCACCACCGACCCATGACTGACCCGCGCGCCGTTCTGCGACGCATAGAGGAGTGTTTGAGATGACCTATAACTGGACAGCTGCCGACATTCGGCCCGGTTGTATCGCGATCATGCCAACACGTCATGGCGAGCGCAACTTGATCGGGCGCATGAGCAGCGCGCCGGGCAAATTCATCTTGGCTAGTCTGCAAGACGGCTTCACCAGTGAGCCGACAACCGGCGAGCACATGGCGCGCGTGCTCAATCAATTCGGCGCAGTGCCAGAGGATACCAAATGACCCACCTGATGCTCGACAGCGAAACGCTATCGACCCGCCCCGGCGGCGTCGTGATGTCCGTTGCACTGGTCCGCTTCAGTGACGAGGCGCATTGCTCCATCAACCTCAACATTTCGGAGCAGCAGGCGCTCGGGTTGACGATCGCCCCCAAGACCGAAGCGTGGTGGGCACAACAGGATCGCGCCGCATGGGCCGCCGCGACGTCTAATCCCCTGCCCGTCGGCACCGCGCTCGACTACCTCTCCAGTTGGATCAATTGGGCCAGCGGCGGCGCGGATCCGCTGATCTGGGCGCACGGCGCGTCGTTTGACGGCCCGATGCTGACCGCGCTCTACGATGCGACCGGCCGCGAACCCCCATGGAAGTTCTGGAACCTGCGCGACACAAGGACGCTGTATGACCTCGCCGGCATCAACCCGAAGGAATATGCAGTCCCACCACCGCATGTAGCGCTGAACGACGCGCTCGCGCAGACGCGGGCTGCGAATGCTGCATTGGCGGTTTTGGCAAAGGCGCATGCAGCATGACCACGATCGCCTATCGTTCGGGCATCATCGCAGCCGACACTGGCCTGACTGACAACGGTCTGCGTGACGCCCAAATCGAGAAGATTGCCAAACGCGAGGACGGTGCGGTCGCTGGTGCCGCGGGCGCTGCGTGGTGGATCGTGGCGTTCTTGGAGTGGTTCAAAAACGGAGGTGAACAGCCGCATATTCCGCCAGAGACAGCGTTCAGTTGTGCCATGGTGATCACCAGCAGGCGCAAGGTGACACTGTATGAAAGCCACAAGGGGCACACCCGCGATTACGTGGTTAAGGCACCGTATCATGCGATCGGATCTGGTCGCGAAGTCGCGCTCGGCGCTATGTTCGTAGGTGCTCATCCGAAAGACGCGATCAAAGCGTCGATGCTGCACAACGATGGCACATACGGGCGCGTCATGTCGCTCAAGGTCGGCTGGTGATGACCTGCCAAGCCCGCCCCACCCGCGACAATCAGATCCGTTGCGTCGCATGCCGGCGCGTCTGGGACGCCGATGACGAGCAGGTCTGCCCGCGCGAGGTGGAGTTGGTGCCCGATGAGGTCGAGGGGTACGTTTCGGCTCTCGCTCCTGATTATTTATCTTGACTCTCATGATTAATTCGATACGGTAGCAGCAACTAAACGGGAGCCCACGATGCCTCGCACCTATCAATATCTGTTGACCCTGCTGCTCGGTGCCGGTGTCGCGTGGGCGGAAGCGGATCAAGTGGCACGGGAGTTGGGCAAGTGAGTGCCACGAAGCGTTACGGTTTCACTGACGCGGGGGTTCGCATCGACCCGCCGAAGCCTGATCGTTTTGGGCCGAACGCTGGATTGCCTTGGAGTATTCTTCCCGAAGGCGCACCAGTCCCGCAAAAGCATCGAGAGTTTATCGACTACATTGGCACGCAAACTTGGTGCGACCCGCGTCGATGCCATTCAACCATGACGCCACCTACCGCGGTGGTGTTCGGTTCAGTCCGAGCTTTTGCGGTACGCGCGGAGCCGAAGTCATGACAACCCTCTACCGCTCCCCAAGTATCATCCTGGATGCACACGAATGGCATGTGATCGTCCGCGTCAAGGCGGGTCGCGTGACCAAGACGTTTCGCTGGCGCCCTGTCGCGGTCAACGGCGACCAGTGGCTGCCGAAGTCCAGTTGGGTCGGACCGATGCCCAAGGGGTTCGGGCAGAAGATGCAGCGGTTCAAGTTGCATATCGACTTCGCTATGCGATCCGAGGTGCGGCGCAAAGAGGCTGCCGTTGCGTTGGGGCGGGTGAAGCCAACCGCGGCGATGTTGGTTAATGTCTCAGTACAGGAAAGGATTGCGGCGTGATCAAACTGGCCACGTTACTCACCCTCGCCGCCCTCCTGCTCTGCTCCTGCGACGACCCCGCGGTTCGTACCAGTGACGTCGCAGGTTGCGCCAAGCCGCACTGGGGCTGGACCGCTGCGGCGGTCGCGGATTGTCACCGTGACCATTGACCAAGCCGCAATCGAGGCCGGCGCCACGGTGCTCGGCGATCCCCCGCACTATCTGCTGACCGCGGAGCAGTTGGAGATATTGGTGGAGTTGTTGGCTGCTGAGGTGCCACCGCCTCCTTACTAATTAATGTTGACTCTCACGGTTGCATTCGCCATTGTGCGGGCAGCAGGAGAGCGATGATGCGAAGCGTAGACCGCGACCTATTCCGCCATGTTACCGGCCTCGGGCGCGGTTACGTCGGATTTATCGATCACGTTCTCAACAACTGGGATTTGCGCCCTGACGAGCCAATGCCAACTGGCAACCTGCAGGTCCGCATCGACGATAACACGCAGGAGTTCTGCGCAACGTTTATCCCCTCTCCCGAGGTGAGACCGTCCGATCAAATTACGCTTAGCATTTTCGTCAAGCAGGCTGACTTCGTGGAAGTGACGGCGTTACCGCTGTGGATGGTTTTGACGGGTACGCAAGACCGCTCGGGCTGCTATCAACTCTACCAACATCAGTTCGTCACGATCGGCGATGCCACGCCCATCGAAGGTGCGATCTATACCGGCATCACTAAACGCGGATGGCGGACACGATGGGGCGAGCATCTGCGCGGTGCCGATTCAGGGTCACATTATCGCTTTCACCGAGCCATTCGCCAGTACCATGGCGCCGCGAATATCATGTCGCATCATCTGATCGTCGCATGTGGTTTGACGGAGCAGACAGCCTTGGACATGGAGGAAGCCTACGTCGCGAGCGATTCGCTCTACCCACTCGGGTTGAACATGGTCCCAGGCGGAAACAAGGGGCTTGCGTATCTCCGCAGCATCGGCGCAATCAGCAAGAATGAACGGGTTGTACCGGACGACAGGCAGGCGATCATCAATCGCTTCTTTGAGCGCGTAACCCGCAAAGGGCTACCGAACCCGATGGCTGCCGCGAATTGGCTAGACGCCAGCTATGCCGAGCGCGTCATGTGCGCTGCCGAGGACCGCCTGAAGCCACAGCAAATTCGTGACGCTCGGTTCTTGTCGTCAATGGGGCATGACGCGGCGGCTATTGCAGAGAAGGTCGGCGCTCGAAACCTGTCGCAGATTCGCCGACTGTTGGCAGGCGAAACCTACTCGCGTGTCGCATGATAAAAGAATTCAACTACCGCCCCCATCAAGTCGAAGCCGCCGACGCTGTCGAGGCCGCATGGCAGTCTGGTATCAAACGAACTGTCATGGATATGTGTGTGGGTTCTGGCAAGTCGCACACCTACGGTCTGATCGGCAAACGGGAGATTGAGCGCGGCGGTCGCGTTCTGACTGTTGCTCCTACTCGTGAACTCGTTGGACAAATTGCCAAGGCAGGGACCGAACTCGGCATCACCGTAGGTATCAACTCCGCAGCCCTTGGCGAGCGAACGTGGCGCGGCCCGATGATCTCAGCATCGATCCAGAGCGTTTATAACTTTGCAAACTCATTTGGTCCGATCACGCTTCTCCAGGAGGATGAGGCGCATCTGAGTCAGTTCGGGTCTTCTGGCATGCTGCAGACATTACGTCGCGGACTCGGCGATATCCGAATCAACGGCGGCACAGGCACCCCCTGGCGAACACAAGGCGGGCCAATAGTCGACGGCGAAGGCGCACCCTATGACAGGATCGTCTACCGCTACGGTATTGTCGACGGCATTCGCGATGGCTACTTGGTAGCCCCCTACTCCGCGACGCTCGACGACACCATGGACGCATCGAAGCTGGCTGTCGTTCAGGGCGACTACACAGGCGCATCGCAAGATAAACAGATGATCGCGGCGATTGACCAGCACATACCACAGATGCTGCACTATGGTCGTGAACGCAGGTCGTGGCTCGTGTTCGAGGCAAGTCGTAAGGCAGCCATCGCCATGCACAAGCGCATGAACGAGTGGGGTATTCCGACCGGGTTGGTGCTCGGTGACCGCACCAAAGCAGACGCGCTGAATCGCTACAACACCGTCGAGGCGCTGCGCAGCGGCAGGATTCGCGCAATCGTGAATGTGGAATGCTTGACCACGGGGTTCGACGTCCAGGAAATCGACATGCTTGTATGTCGACGTCGAACGAAGTCGCTGAGTTTGTGGATACAGATCGTCGGTCGTCTTTTGCGCACAGTCGGCGGCAACATTGAGGAATCGATTCGCCGCGGTAAAGCAGACGGCTTGCTACTTGATTTTTCTGGGAACTGTGAAGAATTTGGTCCTCTTGATTTTATTCGCCCGAAGGAATCCAAGGTCGCGTTCGTCTCGTGCGACTGCTCCGCCCGCGTGCCCGTCGCAGCCATGCGCTGCTGGTCCTGCGACGAACCGATGACCAAACTCTGCCCCGCCTGTCTCGAACCGGTGCAGAAGGGCGTGCTGGACTGTCCCTCGTGTAATTACGACATGCGCACCGGTGGGGGCGATACGGAACGCAAGCCACAGGCGCTGCTGGAAACCCCATCTGGTGCGGCCCTCATCAGCAGCTTCGCCAAGAACGTCGATCGTGAGGGCGGCTGGGCGGCTGTGCGCAAGGGCTACAGCACCGGCGAGGTGGACACAGCCTCAGAGCGGCACAGCTTGCCGGCGACGCTGCTGCCGTTCGCGGACAAGGCGAAGTGGCTGCGGGTGGTGGACGGCGAGGTGGTGGGCATTTTGATCCCGAATGGGCTGTCGCGGACTTCAGTGTTACAAGTTGGTGTTGACGGGCGTAGTATGGTGGTGCCGATGCCGAGCCTGGTGGTGTGAATTAGTTTGCACGACAGTTGCGAATTAATGTTGACTCTCATGATTCCAGTCATTAGGGTGAGTACATCGAAACGCCGAACCGGACGACGCAAATGACCCGCAGCAGCACCCAGAAGTACGAAGTTTACAACACCCTCGCCCCGAAAGGTGACGATGTTGTGCTGACTGGTGTCTCCAAGACAGAAGCCATGAAGATCGCTCGTTCGATGAACAGCAAAAACATCTTGGTTCGCCCCGTGAAGCGAAAGGCGGTGGCGGAGTGACACCCCACCTGCCCCAAATCCTATCCCTACACGACGCCGGCAACACGCCTGCCGCCATAGCGACCCACCTCGCCACTAGCCTATCCACGGTCTACGCCGCGCTGCGCCAGCACCGCCCCGGCCGCTCCAGGGCGCCGCGTACCCGGAGCAGTAAGGTGCGCCGGCGCGTGCAGGAACTGGCGGCGTATGATGCGGGGACGGTCGCGATGCTGGTGGGCTGTTCGGCGCAGTACGTGTATAGGTTGAGGGCGGAGCGGGCCGTGGTGGTACCGCCGCCTCCCTACTAGCCCTGCACTTTTATCTTGACTCTCAAGATTAATTAAGGCACCGTCGCTCCAGCAATCAGGAGCGCCCGTGACCAAATTCAAACGCGACCGCAAGCACCCCCTCGCCGGTGCCGACCTCACCACCCGCAGCGGCGCCGACGCGCTCTGCCGCCACCTGACCGACTACTGGGTCAAGCGCGGCTACGCCAAGGTGCGGGTTGAGCGGTACGAACTGCCCGGCACGGTCGGCGGCTCGTATGGCGTTCGGAGCAATATGGTCGGCGGTGTGCCGCCGGGCGCGCGGGTGGCGTCATGAGCGACCAAGCAGCCCAGAACACTGACCGCGAACTATGGCGTGGTCCCGATGAAGGTGCTGGGGCAGCCTATGCCGATTCAGTTCACGTCACCGTAAGCGGCGCCATCAGCATCAATTGCGGCGGGTTTGTCTTTGTGAAACTGGCGCGCGATTGGCACGCACTGGCGATGCGTCGAGACCCGAAATGGCAGCCGATCGAGACGGCGCCGAAGGACGGTACGTGGGTTCTCGTTTGGGAAAACACAGGCGTCAACACGAAGTTTTCGTGCGCCGATGTCGCCCGATACAACCTTGGTGAATGGCAGAACGGCGAAAAGTGCCGGGTGCACCATGCATCGCACTGGATGCCTCTGCCCACGCCGCCGGTGTCGCCATGACCTCCCGCCGCGAAGCCCTACCCAACCGCCGTTACTGCGAGACGTTCGACGTCGAGTTCGGCGGGTTCAATCGCAACCACACGATCACCGCCGGCTACTATCCGGACGGTCGCATAGGTGAAGTGTTCATCAATGGCGGCAAAAGCGGTGAACAGGTCGAGAGCATCGCCCGAGACGGTGCGGTGTTGCTGTCCCTGGCGCTGCAATACGGCACTCCGATGGAGACGATCGCCAAGACCCTGACGCGCGATTCGTCGGGCGTGCCGGGGACGATTGTCGGTGCGGTGGTGGATGCGCTTAGGCAAGGCGGTGGCGAGTGAGCCTGTTCCAGCGCAAGCGATATCCATTCAGCGTAACGATGCATCTGAGCGGTCGTCACCCGTACCTCAAGGACAGCAGCCTTGACCATCCGAGTCGCGATGTCGTGGTGGTCGTTCAAGCCCGCAACTGGGACGACGCCGAGCGACAGGCGTTCCGCAATGTTCCGCGCGACCGTCCGCACTGGTCAAGCCGTGTTAAGTCAATTGCACGCGGCGATGCGTTCGCGCGCGTGGCTAACGGCGAGGTGCCCCTTGTATAACCCCCGCCTCGCCGCCGAAAAGACCAAGCAGGAGCGCAAGCAGAAGCGCGCCTATCAGAAATGGGCCGCCGAAGTGCGTGCCAATGGCCGCCCCGCCCCAAGCCGCATGCGCGAGCCGCCCTACGCCAAGATCAAGCGGTCCGGCACCCTGAACGTCTACGAGGAGACTGCGGCGGATGACCTGCTCGCCGCCTATCACTTCTCCATGGGTACGCCAGTGCAGCGCGACTCCGAACCGGACATGCCGACCGGTCCGCGCCGACCCGACACCGCCGACTACATCGCGGCCCACGCCTCCGACCTGGTCAAGGCGTACCAGTCGTGGCGCGCGGACCTCTGCGACACCATCCCGCTGCGCATCGTCAAGGCGGTCCTGTTCGCCGAGACGCCGCTGTCGGAACTGGACGCCAGCGGCCACTGGCGCGCCGGCACCGCCAAGATCCACTTCGTGGCGGGCATCCGCCACTTCGCCATGCTGCGCGGCTCGGTGCCTCGCGGCGCCCATGCGTGGACATTCGACCCGACCAAGTCCATAACCGACCTCAAGAAGGAACAGACGATATGACCCCGAAAGAACGCCTCGCCAAAGTCGTCACCGATCTCCAGAACATGGTTGACGTGTCCAAGTCGCCCGGCAATTTCAACGCCAATCCGTATCTCCACGGCTACGCCAATGGCCTGATTCTGGCGCTGCACACTGCCTCTGGCGCCGATGGCGAATGCCCGTTCATGCCGGCGCCCGCGAAGTGGCTCGACGATTCCTACAACGTGGCGGCGTTGGTGGAGCCCGTGGACACCAGCGAATTCGACGAAGAATTCCTTGTCGGTCTCTGGGTCGCCGATCAGCGCGCATCGGGGCTGAAGCAGATCGATCTCGACAAGGTCGAAACGATCCGCGAGGGCATCCGGTACGGCCTGGAGATGCGTAACCCCGCTAATTAATCTTGTCTCTCACGATCAGTTGACAAGCGGGTAGCCGTATGATAAAAACATGTCACTCGTGGAATCCCGTCAAAATGACCCAAAGGGCTGCACTCCGGTGCGGCCTTTTCCTTTGAGCACTCCCGTGCGCCGCCGCACCAAGACGGCCCACCGCCAAATCGTATTTCAGGGTGCCGCGTCCGCAGCGTCCGGCGGCGTTCGAGAGTGTTTTTCCAATTCGGGATGGCATGCCATCCCGAGTCGCGGTCTCGGCGGAGCATAAACGTACAGCCAATCGGCGGGGATCCCCGTGGTAAGTCGCCGACGACCGTTTGAGTCACGCGTGCAGCGGACGAGGTCGAAAGGGGAACTATTGCGAACGAGCCTGCGGGGCGTCGCGCCGCGTTACGATTGCCGCCGCAGGCTGCTGGCGGGCGGAGGAAGGACAGGGCGGGATGCCTTGTAGCGTTGTCCATGGCTCTGACCCGCGACCAGTACGCATTCATTGTCAGCCAGCGCGCCACCTTCATCACCCCTGATGCCATCGTCGCCGCCTTCCCGCGCCGGTTTAACGGCGAGAAGATCACCTTGGACGACGTGGCGGGTTGCGAGCGCGACAAGCTACCGCCGGATTGGATCGCCTACGCTGACGCTGAACTGGCCAAGTTCCTGGACGCGCCGACCGCCAAGCTGGAAGTGCGCGTCGCCGAACTGAACCGTATGTACGTCAAGGAGCGGGACCGCGGCGCGCCGTGCGCGCAGTACCTGGAGCAGATCGCCAAGGAGATGGCGGGGGCCTATGCGCCGAAGGGTGCGGTGAGCACCAAACCCGGTTCGGACAAACCCCGCGAGATAACCGAGATCATTGAAACGATCATCGACCCCGCTGCACCGGTCGCCTCATGATCGCAGATACAGCATTCCGGCTTTCGACGCCCCGCGCGTTCGTCCCACTTACGGCCCCACGGCGATTCAAGGGCGCTAAAGGCGGGCGCGGCGGTGCCAAGAGCCACTATTTCGCCGAGCGATTTGTTCGGGATTGTTTTCGTGGCCATGTGCGCGGCGCCTGCGTCCGCGAAGTACAGAATTCGATCAAGGACTCAGTCAAGCAATTGCTTGAGGACAAGATCAACAAGCACGATGTCCGTGGGCATTTCAAGATCACGGAACGCGAGATCACCGGCCCGAACGATTCGCTGTTCGTGTTTCGTGGGCTGCAGAACCACACGGCCGCTAGCATCAAGTCGCTAGAGGGCTTTAACCGGGTTTGGTACGAAGAGTCGCAGACGCTCACCCAACGTTCGCTTGATCTGGCCATCCCCACTTTCCGCACACCAGGCACCGAACAGTGGTTCTCTTGGAACCCCGAATTCGCAACGGACCCGGTCGACAAGTTCTTCAACGACAACATCGCGGCGAACGATCCCGATTTCGCACTGGTCACGGTCAATTTCGAGGACAACCCCTGGTTTCCCGAGGATCTGCGCCGGGACATGGAGCGCGACAAGCTCCGCGACGCCGACAAATATAACTGGGTGTGGCGCGGTGGCTATCGGCAGAATTCCGAGGCGCAGGTCTTTCGCAACTGGAAAGTGGAACGGTTTGAGCGTCAGCCCGGTGACGTCATCCTTGGCGGCGGCGACTGGGGCTTCTCGGTTGATCCGACGGTGGCCACGCTCGGCTTTATTCGCGGGCGAACGCTCTATATCTGGCGAGAAGTTTGGCAGATCGGCTGTGAGATCGATCGCACGCCGGCGCTGTTTAAGAAGCTCGACCCCGATTGGTCAGAGGCGAAGGCTCGCGATCCCAGCTGGAGATCGCTTGCGCAGACAGTTCCGTTTGTAGCGGACAGCGCGCGACCCGAGACCATCAGCTACATGAAGCGGAACGGCTTTCCGCAGATGACCGCGGCCATCAAGGGACCCGGTTCGGTCGAAGAAGGCGTCACGTTCCTGCAGTCATACGACATCGTTGTGCATCCGGACTGCTTCCACACCATCGATGAACTCAAGCTCTATTCGTACAAGGTCGACAAGAAAACGGGCCTTATCACGAGTGAGCTTGAAGACAAGAACAATCACTGCATCGATGGAATTCGCTACAAAATCGAATCAGTCCGCCGCGCTCGCACGACGTCCAGCCAGGAGCTTCGCATTTAATGGCTGATGTCTCCACGGTAATCAAATCGCAGCAGCACATGATTGACTGCGCCGAGTTGCCGCGCACGCTCATGGGCGGCACGCGGGCGATGCGCAAGGCCGGCGAGAAGTACCTGCCGAAAGAGTACGCCGAGTCGGACGACGCCTATCAGGCGCGTCTGCGGCGTTCCACGCTGTTCAACGCGTTCGCCAAGACCGTCGGCGACATGACCGGCAAGGTGTTCACCAAGCCGGTCGTTCTCAAGGACGATGTGCCGCCGGAACTGGTGGATTTCGCCGAGGATATCGACTTGACCGGTCGGCATCTCAATGTGTTCGCCCGCGACGTGTTTCTCGACGGCATGGTCACCGGCGGCGGCTACATCCTGGTGGACCTGCCGCCGTCTGTCGTGCGCGAGGACGGCGCCCCCGCCACGATCGCTGACGAGAAGAACGCAGGCCTTCGTCCTTTTCTCGTTTACATCCCGCTCGAAAATTTGCTGGGCTGGAAATCGACGATGATTGACGGCGCCGAAACCCTGACGCAGATCCGCGTCAAGGAGTGCATCACCGTTCCAGACGGCGACTTCAACGAGTCGGAAGTCGAACAGATCAAGGTGATCACCCCCGGCGCGTGGGAAACGTGGCGCAAGGATGCCAAGGGCGAGTGGCAGTTGTTCGATGCTGGCACATCTCGCCTGCCCAAAATCACACTGGTGCCGTTCTATATCAACCGCACCGGGTTCATGACGTTCGAGCCGCCACTGGAGAAGCTGGCGGAAATCAACGCCGCACACTGGCAGTCGCAGTCCGACCAGCGCAATATCCTCCATGTCGCGCGGGTGCCGATCCTGTTCTATGCGGGCTGCGGCGCTGACGATAAGATCGTCATCGGAGCGGGTAGCGCGATCCGAAATTCGGACGTGAATGCCAAACTCGGTTACGTCGAACACAGCGGTGCCGCCATCAGTTCGGGCGACAAGGATCTGGACAATCTCGAACGCCAGATGGCTGCGGTCGGCCTGCAGCTTCTGATTGACGGCCCCGGCGGTCAGTCGGCGACTGGTGAAATACGCGACAACGACAAAGAGAATTCTCCGCTCGCCATGATGGCCCGATCGCTCGGCGATGCGCTGGAGCAGTCACTGGGCTATATGGCAGAGTACCAGGGGCTTGGTGAGGACGCCGGTGGCGAGGTCGAGGTCAATACTGACTTTGGGGTCTCTGCCATGCGCGGCGATCTGGCCCCGCTCACGCAGGCCGTCATTGCCGGCAAGATCGACAATCAGACTTACATCGAGGCGCTTATCCGCCGCGGCGTGTTGCCTGAGACCACGGACGTCGAAGTTACGTTGGACCGCATCAAGGCGGATAGCGTGGTGCTCAATGGTCCGCCGATGCCACTCGGACCTGACGCGTGACGCTCCCCACCAAGGTCGATCCGCAACCGACTAGCCTGACCAGCAACGAAGCGATAGTCGACTTGTACATGGAGCGGGCAATCGATTTGTTGCGGCTGGAGGCCGGTACCCGTGACAAGGTTCTCGTGTTCCTCGCCGAACTGGAAAAGGAACTGATCGCCGCTGTCGCCAAGATCGACCCAACCGGTGTCGGACAGATCGCAGCACAACGCAAGCGGCTCTCCGCGCTGCTGAAGGAAGTTCAAGACACGATCCGCGGCACATACCGCGACGTGTCGACGCTGATGGGTCGCGAGATTCGCGAGATCATCGACGCCGAGGCAACCTGGACCGGCAACGCGATCAACGCTTCGGTGCATGCGACCTTTTCCGAATCGGGTCTGACCCGCGCCGCGCTAACCAACCTCTTGAGCGACGTGTTGATCGACAAGGCGCCAACCAAGGAGTGGTGGTCGCGGCAGGCCGGCGGACTGGCCAATGCATTCGCCGACCAGATGCGAACCGGTGTCGCGATGGGCGAACCGAATTCGAAACTGATTGAGCGCGTCCGCGGCACGGCGACCCAACCCGGCATCACGGATATCTCGCGGCGTTCGGCGGAAAGCCTGGTGCGCTCGTCGGTGCAGACCGCTGCAAACGTCGGCCGCGAGGCGATGTACGCCGAGAACGACGACCTGATTGTCTCGCTGCAATGGCATGCGACCCTGGACACGCGCACGTCGCTTTGGTGCATCACGCGCGACGGGCACCATTACAGCAACGACGACGCGCACAAGCCGAAGGACGGCGGGCCGGCGTGGTTGGAAGGTCCAGGCAAACTGCACCGTGGCTGCCGATCGACCAGTATTCCAATACTGAAAAGCTGGAAAGACCTCGGCATTGACATGGAAGAAATCCCGCACACGACGCGGGCTTCGATGGATGGTCAAGTCCCCGCGCAGCAATCGTTTGAGCAGTGGCTGAAGAAACAATCGGAACAGCGACAAGACACCGTCCTCGGCGTCGGCAAGGCGCAACTCTGGCGCGACGGCAAGATCGGTTTCCGCGATCTGCTCGACCAGAACGGCCGACCGCTGACCACAGAACAATTGCGCGCGAAAGCCGAGCGCAAGTAACCAACCAACCCACGGCCAAGGGGATCTTGGCCACCACCCCACCAGAGAGATTCTGCAATGGCCTTGGCCCAGACTGTCGACACCCTCGATTCCGTTCCCGAAGCCGCCCGCGGCGCTTACGTCGAGAAGGACGGCAAGTTCGTCCTCGACTTCGAAGTGCCCGATGTTGCCGGTCTCAAGACTGCCCTCGCCTCCGAACGCAGCCTGAACAAGGCCGCGAAGGACAAGGTCGCAGCTTGGGAACGTCTCGGCGTGTCGCCGGACGAAATCGAGCAGCGCCTGGAAGCCGAACGTGTCAAGGCGGAGGACGCGCTCAAGAAGGCCGGCAAGTTCGACGAAGTGCTTGCGACACATCTCGGCAACGCCAAGAAGGAGCGCGACGAAGCTGTCGGCGCCGCCGCCAAACGCGAAGCATCCGCACTGAGCATCGCCAAGTCCGCAATCGTCAACACGAGTCTCGCCACGGCGCTGACCAAGGCGAAGGCTTCCGCCGAGGGTATGGCCGCGCTGCCGCGCCTCATCGGCGACCGCGTCAAGATCGAATTTGACGACAACGGTCGCGCCAATTCTTCGATCATGGAAGCCGACGGCGTCACGCCGATGGTCGGCAGCGGTCCCGGCGGTCTTGCGACCTTCGATGACCTGGTCAAGGACACCATCAAGGAATTCCCGAGCCTTTTCGAAGGTGCGGGCGGCGGGTCCGGTTCGGACCCGAAAGGCCAGCGGCGGGATGCCGGTGGAAAGACTCTGACCCGTTCCGAGTTCGATGCGCTCGACGTCTACACGCGAGCCGCAAAGATCAAAGAGGGTTTCAAAGTCATCGACTGACAACCCGCGCGCTGAACAGCCCGCATCACCCCTGAAAGGCACTACGACACATGGCTATTCTCACTCTCACCGGGCTCGTGCCCGACATTTATGCCGCGATGGACGTCGTGGCTCGCGAACAGATCGGCTTCATCCCGGCTGTTTCGCGCGACGCGTCGGCCGTCCGCGCTGCCATCAACGAAAACATCCGTTCGCCCGTCGTCGGCGCCATGGCGGCGGAAGACCTGACTGTCACCAACGTTGCGGCCTCCGCTCCGGCGCAGACCATCAACTACGTCGACATGCAGATCACCAAGGCGCGCTCCGTTCCGTTCGGCATCACCGGCGAGGAGACCAAGGGTCTGCAGAATGCCGGCACGCTCGGTCAGATCAACCGGGACCGTATCGCGCAGGCGCTACGCACTCTGAGCAATGAAGTCGAGACCGACCTCGCGGCTCTGCACCTCAAGGCCAGCCGCGCAGTCGGTACCGCCGGCACTACGCCGTTCGGCACCGCTGCCGACCTGTCGGACTTCGCCAACTCGGCGCAGGTTCTAGAGGACAACGGCGCTCCGAAGTCGGACTGGCACATGGTTCTCGGCTCGGCGGCCATCGCCAAGATCCGCGGTAAGCAGTCCGGCCTGTTCAAGGTGAACGAAGCGGGCAGCGACGCCCTGCTCCGCACCGGTGCCATCGGCACCGTGGAAAACTTCATGGTCCACAACTCCGACAAGGTGGCGCGCGCCGTCACCGCGGGTACCGGCGCCTCTGCCACCACGGACAACACGGGTTACGCGGTCGGTTCGACCACGTTCACCCTCGCCTCGGCTGGCACCGGTACGCTGATCGCCGGTGACATCATCACCTTCGCCGGCGACACCAACCAGTACGTCGTGGTCAGCGGTGATGCCGATATCTCGAACGGTGGCACCCTGGTTATCGCCGAGCCCGGCATCAAGGTCGCCATGTCGGCGGCTACCAAGGCGATCACCGTGGTCGCGGCGGCTACCCGCAACATGTTCTTCCAGCGTTCGGCCATTCAGTTGGCCACCCGCGCGCCGGCGATGCCGGAAGGCGGCGACGACGCGGACGACGTGATGGTGGTGCAGGATCCCGTGTCCGGCATCGCCTACGAATTCTGCGTCTATAAGCAGAAGCGTCAGGTTCGCTACGAAGTCAACCTCGCATGGGGCGTCAAGATGATCGCCCCGCGCTATTGTGGCCTCCTGCTCGGTTAAACGCCGCGCGCGGATAGTAAGGGGGCATCGCAGCCGAAGCGGTGCCCCTCATAGTATCCACCACGCAGAAAGACCCACATGAGCTATTCCTGCCCGACCGTGAAAGTAAAATCCTGGGGCGAAAACCAGGGGGACTTCGTTGACGTCAACCAGTCCGAATATGATGCCGATCCGTCCAAGTTCGAACTGTTCATTCCGCCGCTGATGCCGCCGCCGGGTCCGCCCGTGCCGCCCCCGCCTGCCGTACCGCCGAGCCCGCTCGATGCGCTGAAAGAAGATTGGCGGGACGGCGACGTCGCCGAACTGAAGGCGATTGCTGCGGCGATCACCGGCCGCGCAGTCGAGAACAAGGACCAGGCCGTCGCCGTGATCGAAGCGGCGCTCGCAGCGAAGTAAAGGTCCGACAATGGCGAAGGGTCTTGAATTCACACCCGAGACCCTTCGTGCCGTCTATGACTATCTGGTGCTGACGCCGCCGTTCAGTCGCTGGGGAATGCCCGACGGCGAAGATGTAGCGTTCAAAGTCGGGCGATTCAGGTCTCACTGCGCGCATTACCAGTGGGACGGCAGGCAGCACACGATCACCGCTTCGAAAAATGCAATTGGCCACACGGACACGTTGTTCCGAAAGATGGCCCATGAGTTGATCCATCTGCACCTTGAAGAACTCGGCATGGATCGGCGCGGCACAGCTAACACGCACAACGGCGCATTCCGGCGCCTTGCCGCTGAAGTGTGCGACGTCCACGGCTGGGACGTGATGGTATTCTATTGAAGGATTTCAGATGACCATCGTCACGACTCCCGGCTCGGCCGACGCAGACAGCTACATTACGCTACAGGAATTCAATGCGTATTGCGATAAGACTGGTCGCGGCGTGAGCGGTACCGACGATGAGTTGGGAGTCGTCTTACACAAGGGCGTCGCATACCTTGAAAACGCCTATCGCGGACGATGGGTTGGCATCGCAGCAACGCAGACTCAGGCGCTCGCATGGCCGCGCGTTGATGGCTATCGCACACTGTGGCGCAGCTACACGTACCCGCTTGTGGATGGCGAGGGGTTCCAGATCGCCATCGATGCGATACCCGTGCAGATCAAAAATGCACAGTGCGAAGCGTCACTTCTTGCCTTCGCAGGGACGAAGCTGGAGCCGACGCTGGTGCGCGGTGGCATGATTAAGAGCATCGGCAAGTCGGTCGGACCGCTGCGCAAGGACATCGTCTACATGGACGGCGCGCCCGCGGTGGACCGCTACATCGCCATTGACGGCCTGCTGCGCGGGTTGGTGACCAGTTCGCCGGGTGCGACAAGCGGCAACGTGCGCTTGGTGCGGTCTTGAGCGACCCCTTCGACTATCTGGAGAGCCGCGACGACGCCGACGAACTGATCGCGGACTTCGGCGGTCCCGCTGCCGTGACCAAGCAGGTGACGACCGGCCCGGCGTGGGACCAGACGTTGACACCCGTTGCTTACGCGACATTTGCGGTGCGTGTCGAATTCACCTGGAAGCAGTTGCAGGGTGACTCGGTGCTCGCGACGGACCAGCGCTGGTTGGTCGCGGCGGGTCCGCTCGCGCTGCAGGGCGTTACGTCCGTTACAGCGCCGGACAGCGTGACGGTCGGCGGTGTCGACTACCCCGTGGTCAAGGCGGATCCGCTGCAGCCTGCGGGAACGGTCGTGATGTTCGACTGTCAGTGTCGAGTGTAGGGGCATGGCGCTCGGGTCGTTTGAGCTGGACATCGCACGGTTTGTTGAAAAGGCGAAGGGTAATGCGACGTTAGTGGTCAGGCGTACTTCTTTGGACCTGTTAAGTCGCGTGATCCAGAAATCGCCTGTCGACGAAGGGCGTTTCAAGTCTTCCTGGTTGGTGTCGCTTAACGCAATCCCGGAAGGCGTCCCCGGCACGATCGATAAGAGCGGGGCGCCATCTTTTGCACGGCTAAACATGGCCGTCGCTGGCATGAAAGCTGGTGACTATATCGCGATGACTTCGTCGCTCGCCTACTCCAGAAAATTGGAGTATGGACACTCCAAACAAGCGCCGAGCGGCGTCGTGCGCATCACCGTCGCTGAATTCCCGCAGGTGGTCGCAAAGGCCGCCGCGGAGGCGCCGAAGTAAATCTTGACTCTCACGATAAATTCCGTAATATGCGCGCATGGCTCGGGGGAATAAAAAGCGAATTTTTCTCCCTGTAGATGAACTGCGACGACTTTACATCGACGAACTTTGGTCTGCAGCCCAGATCGCTTCGCACTTCGACTGCACTCCCCCACCTGTTTTCGCGGCAATGAAAGAGGCTGGCATCCCGGTTCGAAAAGTCGGGAATTGCGTTCGCCCTAAGCCCCCGCGTGTGGGTCTACCGATTATCGAAATTACTGAATTATACCTCGTTAAAATGTGGTCGATTGAGCGCATCGCTGAAAGATTTGGGTGCTCTGGACCCACTGTCGCCACACGTTTACGTCGTGCAAACGTTAGTATTCGAGCGTGTAATGATACCAAACGCGGCGCAGTGTCGCCGCTACGGGCCAAGCCGGCAGTTTCAGACATCGCGATAGTGATGGCGTATAAAACGCGTCCCCATCTCTCCATTAAAGAGTTGGCGCGTCTTGGCGGTACATGTACTTCGGCTATCACTCGAATCCTAGATACCCATGGTGTTCCGCACAAAACGCTTTCCCAGGTTATCGGAGACACCCGCAACGGTCCGGCAAACCCGAACTGGCGAGACGACCTTACGGACGAAGAACGTTTGAATCGTCGCGATAACGCAAAGCAAGTCGCATGGCGGAATGAGGTGTTCAAGCGGGATCGGTTTACTTGTCAGTCTTGTAAAGACGCCGATGGGGGCAATCTGAACGGTCACCATATTGAAAGTTACAACGCAAACCGGACCCTTCGATGGGAAGTCAGCAACGGCATCACGCTTTGCGAAACCTGCCACCTCGCATTCCATAAACGTTTTGGCTATGGCGACAACAACGCTGCGCAGCTTGCCGAATTTCTCCAAGGTGAAAGACAGGCAGCGTAAATGACCGAACCCGTTGACGTCCTCGTCCTCAATGCGTTGATGGCGCAGTTGACCAGCCCGGCGCTCTTGTCTCCGGTGACGCCATTTGCCGCGCTGCCCGTCGCCAGCCCGAGCACCACCTACACCCCGACAGCCGGCAAAGCTTACCTCGATGCTCGCAACATCCTGCGCGCCGAGCCGGATCGTCCTGGCATGTCTTTCACCGCCGCCAAGGCCAGCACATTCAATCGCGGCATTTTCCAGGTGGACGCGGTTGGTCCCGATGGCGCCGGTGAAGCCGCGCTGTTGCGAATCGCCGCGTTGGTCGCCGCGCGTTTCCCGATCGGCCTCGTGCTCCCCGCGGCGCCGTACCAACTTCAGTTTCAGAAGCTTCCCGTTATTGCCGCCGCGGTCAAGGATGCCCCGTGGGTTCGGTTTCCAGTGAGCATCTCCTACCTCATCATCACGTAAGGACTATCAGACATGGGCGCGAATACCTCTGCCGGCACGACCATCCTCATCGGCACCACGCAGTCGGACCCGACGACCGACACCTACGTGGAAATCGCTGAGATCACGACGATCCCCGAGTTTGGTCGCGTATATAAGGAGATCACCTTCAACCCGCTCAAGACGCGCGGGACGGAGAAGTTCAAGGGCTCTTATGATGACGGCAGCACCACCATCGAAGGTGCGAAAAGCTCCGGCGACGCCGGTCAGCAGGCCGTTCTTGCTGCGCTCAACACCGACTTCGACTACAACTTCAAGATCATCGCGAACGATGCTGTGCCGGCCGCCGTCAGCACCGTCGGCATTTCCATCGCGACGCCCGGTCTGGTTTCGTCGACAGCGCACGGTCTGCCCGCCCTGACTGGCGTCAAGTTCGCCGCCGGTGCTGGTACGCTGCCGACCGGCATCACTGCCGGCACGACCTATTACATCTGCGCCGGCGCGACGCTCCTGACCAATACGTTTGCCGTCGCGACCAGCCTGACCAACGCGGCGGCCGGCACCGGCATCGCGACCACCGGTTCGGCTGGCGTCGGCAACACCATGACGACCGTCCCGGCCCCGACGAACCAGTTGATGAAGGCAAAGGTCATGTCGGCGCCGACGAACTACAGCGGCGTGGACAACATCACGATGACCAAGTTCATGCTGTCGATCAAATCGGGATCGATCGTCGAGACCCCGCACCTGCCGTAAGGGTCAGAGACCGTTCGCCGCCTTGTACTCCTGAACGATGCGCTCGCGCTCCGCAGCACCTCGGGCACGCAAGGCGGCGGCCATTCTGCAATCCGTTACCCGCTCCGCATCCGGGGCGAATTGTTCAGCACAGGCCGCGTGGATCCGATCGACTTCGCTGACTGGGGGTGCCGGTGCGGCGGGGACAGGGATGCGGGTATAGATGAGCCCACCTACCCCCCAAAACCACGATTATGACGATCAACATGCGCATTTCGGCAAAATAGCGGGCAATCATGGCCCTCGCAACCTCCTTTAATGTTGACTCTCATGATTAATTTCGCTACGGTGCGTCAGCCAATTTTTGCACCGGAGTCAGCATGAACGTATCCACGGACGGCGTCGAGATCACCCTCGACGGAGAGCCCACCCTGCTCCGGTTTACGCTGGACGCATCCAAGAAGATTAATCGCCACTTCGGCAGCTTTCGCGCCGCGAATGAGCGCCTTGCGGATATCGATCAGGACTCAATCACCTTCGTCATCGCCGCCGCGCTCGGCAAGCCCGTCAAGGACGTCGAGGATGCGGTGTTCAAGGCCGGTATGCTCGACCTGTACGAGTCGGTGAAGGTCTACGTCAACTGGCTGGCCAATGGCGGTCGCGACTACGTGGCGCAGACCGAGCCCAAGGACGACTTGGGAAACGGATAGGCTGGTCGGAGCACTACGACCGGCTGCTCCACACGGGGATGGGGTGGCTCGGTTACACCGAGCAGCAAACGCTCAACACGTCGATCCCTGCGCTTGAAGGCGCCCTCGACGCACATATCGAAATGCGCCGCCTTGTGCAAGCTGGTCAGTTTGCTGCAGCCGTCGGCGTCGAGTCACCCGAACCGCCGCCCCCGCCCGCCTCCGCCGACATCATGGCCGCATTCCGCCGCGCTGCTGCACCGAAGGGATAGTCCATGACTGATATCGCGACACTTGGCATCAAGATCGACAGTGGTCAAACTGTTGCGGCAACATCGGCACTCGACAAATTCGCCGCTGCTGGCAAAGGCGCTGCGACCAATGCCTCCGCTCTGGAAAAGGCGGTCGCCAGCGCGTCGAAGGCTACGACCGGAATCGGCGGCGCCGCATCTGCTGCGGTTAAAGGCACTGATGCGATTGCCAAGAGCGGCAAGCTCGCCAGCTACGAACTGATCAACCTCGGTCGGCAGGCGCAGGATATTGCCGTATCGCTGCCCAACCAATCGATCTTTACCGTGCTGCTGCAACAGGGTTCGCAAATTTTCGACGTGTTCTCGTCATCCAAGACGGCCACCGTCGGAGGAGCAATTAAGCAGATTGGTAGCGGCATCGCGAGCGTCATCACACCAATGCGGCTTCTAGTTGGCGGCATTACTGCAGTCAGTGCGGCAGGCTACCTGATCTATTCGTCGTTTAAGCAATCGACACTCGCGCTCGACGATGTTGCTCGCGCTGCCGGTACATCCACTGGTGCACTGCGTGCCCTGCAAACGGTCGCGGAGTTCAAGGGTATCGACGTCACCGAATTCCAGACGGCGATGAGCAAGTTTGCAGCGTCTGTCTATGACGCAAAAAATAACATGGGTGGTCTTGCGGACGTGTTCCGCGCTAACAACATGAGCGCCAAGGATTTCGAATCGTCGCTGTTGAATGCTTCGGACTTGATCAAGCGCGCCACCAGTGATCAACAGCGTTTGCAACTTCTGCAACAAATGGGGCTGCCTGCTACAATGGAGTGGGTTCGGTTCTTGTCGCAAGGCAAGGACGCAATCAAGGCTGCGATGAATGAGACGACCAAGTTTGGCGAAAGCGCCGAACAGCAGATGATTGCCAAGGCGCGTGCGTTCGACGAAGCGTGGAGCCGTGTCTGGATCAGTTTCAAACAAGGCAGCCAGAGCGCGATACTGAGCGCAAGCGGTTGGCTGATGCAGTTGAACGACATCGGCGTCAAAGCCTTGGCCACCATGTCCGGCACGCGCGAATTCACGCTCGGTACCGTCTTGAAGATGGGTGCCCGCGACGGCACTGCCAGTAAATTGACCGCCACCTCCAACGTCGATGACTTCTACAAAGGCACCGGCGCCGGCGGTAGCATTGCTGCGAATAAGGCTCCGGTTGACCCCGCAGTGCTTCAGCGCCAGTTGGCTCTTCAACAGCAATATCTTGGGCTCCTTGGACAGACTGCTTCTGCTGCCGACGCTGTGCGTCAGGTCGAACTATCCGTCGCACAGGCGCGGTTGAGTGGCGTTTCGATCGACCAAAAAAAGGTCGAAGTTCTGAAGCGCCTTGCTTCGGAACAATCTCTCGGCATCACCCAGATCAAGGCGAGTACCGACGCCGCCAATATCGATGCGGCGACCATCGGCATGGCGATCGGCCCGGCAAACGCCTACGCCGCTGCGCAGAACGCCATCAACGAAGCCCGCCGCGCAGGCCGGACACTCCAGCCCAGTGAGATAGCGCGAATTCAGAGCGAAGCGTCGGCACTTGGGCAGGCGGCGCAAAACGCCGACAACATGCGGTTTGCCTATGAAAACCTGGTGCGCGGACCGATGCAGACATTCAGGCAATCACTGGCACAGGGCGCGACGTTCTTCGACGCGCTCAAAAAAGCGGGCATCTCAGCGCTCGATGCGTTGTCGTCCAAGCTCATGGACATGGCCGCGCAAAATCTGTGGAAGTCAGCCTTTGGGGGCTCCACCGGCGGCGGTCTTGCGTCTCTGTTCGGCGTTGGTGGCGGGAGTAGCGGAGAACTACCCGGTTTCGGTACGCCGGCATTCGTCGGTCCGACCGTCAACCACACCGGCTATGGTCCCGGTGACGCGCCCGGCCCGACCCGCTACGTCCATCCGGCACACTTCAACGATGCCCCGCGTTTCCATTCTGGTATCGGTCCCGGCGAGCGTGCAGCGATCATCCGTACGGACGAGTCGGTTCTGACACCCGGTCAGATGAAGGCCGTGGGCAGCGCGGGCGGATCCATTTCCGCACCGGTTTATATCACTATCGACGCCACGGGAGCGGACCCCGCCGGCCTTGCACGGGTCCAGCAGCAACTCGACACCCTGAAGGCCGAACTGCCGTCGCGAGTGGTCGCCGCAGTCGCCACAGCAAAGAAACAGCGCCAACTATGACCCTCACATTCCCGCGCACCGACATCATGACCGCCGTCGACTTCTCAGCGGAAACCGTCCCCCTGCAACTGGTGACGCGGCAAGAACTCAGCCGCACCGCCTACGGGCGCACGATCGGCAAGTCGATGGGCAGCGGCATCTGGTCAGGCGAATTCACCACGGTCCCGATGTCCAACGCCGACGCGCTGGCCTACGAGGCGATGCTGAATAGCCTCGACGGGGTCACCAACCTGTTCGAGGCTGGTGACATGCGCGCGGCTGCACAGTACCCCCGCGCCTATCCGACCGGCGCATTCGGTGACACCGGCGTGCTCGCTTCGGTCAACGCGAACAACAAGGCATTGGCGCTATCAGGGCTCGATGCCGGCATGCAACTGTCCGTCGGCTGCTTCCTGTCGTTCGACTACGCCGGTAGCCGCGCGCTGCACCAGGTCATGGAAGCGGTAACCGCCAACGGCGCGGGGACGACGGCGCAATTCGAGGTGCGCCCGTTCATCCGACCGGGCTGGACGGTGGGCGCCGCGGTGCGCCTGAAGTCGCCACGGGGGCTGTTCTGTCTCCAGCCGGGGTCGATCTCGCCACGGATGAATGACAACACATCGAGCCTGGTCAGCTTCAAGGTCGTGCAGGCGGTTTAATCTTGCCTCTCAAGATAATTTGACATCGGGTAGTCAATCTGTTACGGTCTGCGAGCCGTAGACTAGCGTCCGGCACACCCTACCCTACCCGAGCCGCGAGGTCACCATTCCATGACCCGCGAAGTCTCGTCTGAAGTTTACGCCGCCCTCCAAGCCCGCGCCCTTGAGGCTCGCGACTTCCTCTGGCTGGAGGTCAAGGACCGCATCACTGGCGAGCCCGTCTACGACGGCTATTGGTCAGACGTCGGTAGCACCACGGTCGACGTGATTGACCCCGAGACCGGGGGTAGCACCAGCCGCACATTTTTCGGCGCCGGCTCGCTGATTCAAATCAGCGACATCCCACTTGTGTCGAACCTCACGGTCCAGAACGTCACGATCACGCTGTCGCCGGAAGATGATCGCGCCAACGATCTCATTCGCACCTATGAGTGCAAGTTCGGCAAGGTCCAGATTTTCCGCGGCATCTATGACCCGGACACGCAGACCCTGGTTGCGCCGGCGCCACCCCGGTTCGTCGGTTTCATCGACAACATCGAAATTACCACCCCCAAAGAAAACGACGAAGGCGCGGCGGTCACCCTCACCTGCACCAGCCATACGCAGGAAATGACGCGGTCGAATTCCGACACGCGCTCCGACGCCAGCCAGCAACTGCGCGCACCCGGCGACACGTTCTACGCGGACGTCTCGGTCGTTGGCGAGTGGCAGCACTTTTGGGGCAAGGCGAGTGGCGTCGTGTCCAGTGCGCCGCCGGGTATCGGACAGGCGCTCAATATGGCGTTCAAGCCTTGATCCGTCGCGCGACGACAGCGGATACCGCCCGCGTCGTTGAACTGCTGCGCAATAGCCGCGAGGGCGCTGGCTTCGACTCGGCGACCGGTGTGTCCGGCTTCGTCTTTCCATTCGACGCTGCCTGCGCGGAGCGGCTGTTTCTGCTGCACCTCAAGTCCCGCAACGCCGCGTGCTTCCTCCACGATGTGGAGGGGGTGGCGCAAGGCATTCTAATGGTGACGGCTTTCCAACACCCCTACGGCCCCGTGCGCGTGGCCAAGGAATCGCTGTGGTGGATTGAGCCAGCGCACCGCGGCGGCACCGCTGCCGTTCGAATGCTTGACGCCTATGAAACGTGGGCACGGGGTCAAGGTTGCGCGTTCGCTGGCGTGGCGGGCATGGGCGACGATCCTGCCGTTGGCAAACTCTACGCACGACGCGGTTATCGCGGCGCTGAAGTGCACTATCTGAAGGGCCTGTAACGTATGCCCTTTTTTACGGCCATAGCAACAGCCGCTGCGGCGTTCTTCACGGTCTCGTCGGTAGCGTCATTCGCTCTATCCGCCGCGCTGTCCATTGGCATCAGCTACGTCGCCAAGGCGCTGTCCGGCAACACGAGTCAGGCCGAAGCCGCGACCGCGAACCATTTCTCCCTGCAGGGAACGCTGCAGTCCGGCGGCACGGTCCCGCGTTCGTTCAACATGGGCTACAGCGCCACGGCCGGTTCGCTCGTCTACGCGAACACATGGGGCAACGACGGCGAGACGCCAAACGCATATTTCACGCAGGTTATCGCCCTGTCGGATTTACCTGGTGGCACGCTGCAGGAAGTGTGGATCAACGGCGAACTCTGCACGCTTGGCCCCGTGGTGGATGGCAATCTCGGCGCACCGGTTACTCAGTATTTCAAGGATGGCAAAGACCACCTGTGGGTCAAGTATTACGACGGCACGCAGACCACAGCGGACTCGTTCCTGCAGACCAGCGTCGCCAGTTTTGACCGTCCCTACCCTTCGACGCGCATTGGCACTGGCATCGCCTACGTCGTCTGCACGGCCCTGGTCAACGACACGTTGTTTACCGGGTTTCCTGCCTACAAGTTCGCCGTGTCCGGTATTCCGCTCTATGACCCGAGCAAGGATAGCACGAATGGCGGGTCCGGTTCGCACCGCTGGTCGGACAAGTCCACATGGGGCGGTGACGGCGACAACTTCCCTGCTGTCCAGATTTACAATCTCCTGCGCGGCGTCACCTACAACGGCGTCTGGCTCTATGGCCTGCAGTCGATGGTCGGCGCGCGGCTGCCCGCCGTCAACTGGATCACGCAGATCGCGAAATGCCGCGCTGCGATTCAAGGCCAGACCGGTATGGAGCCGACCTACCGTTCCGGTGGTCAGGTCAATGTTGACGCGCAGATTGCCAACGCAGTTGAAGCGTTCCTGACCGCTTGCCAAGGACGCGTCTCGGAGATCGGCGGCTTCTACAAGATCCACCTCGGCGCTCCGGACAGCCCGACGTTCTCGTGGACCGATGGCGATCTGCTGTCCACCGAGGAGCAGACCTACAAGCCGTTCTTTGGCCTCGCCGACAGCATCAACGGCATCACGGCGTCATACCCCTACCCTGCCGAAGGATGGGCGCAGAAGGTCGCGCCGCCGTACTATCGGTCGGATCTGGAAGCACGCGATGGCAGTCGCCGGCTATTGGCCAATCCGTCGTTCGACATGGTGCCATACTCGGCGCAGGTCCAGCGCCTGATGCGCTCGGCACTCGACGAAGCGCAGCGCGCCCGCACGCACGTTCTGGCATTCCCGCCGCAATATTGGATTGTCGAGCCCGGCGACGTCGGCACCTGGACATCGGTCCGCAATGGGTACACGGACAAACTGTTTCGCGCCGATGCCGGCACCGACAAAGCAAACCTCGACGTTATCCTGCATCTAACCGAGGTCGATCCGACCGACTACGATTGGGACCATAACACCGATTTCCAAGGGTTTCCGACAGGTCCGACCGTTTTTCCGCGACCGGCACCGCAAGGAATCGTCGACTGGTTTGCCGAGCCCTACACGATCAAGGATGACGATGGACTGTCGCGGCGGCCGGCAATCCGGCTATCATGGGACGGTAGTCTTGCGGGCGTGTCCGGTGTCGCGTTTTCGATACGCCGGAAGTCCGATCACGAGATTGTCCACCAAGGGCGCACGGACTTCCTGTCCGCTGGTGCGATCATCATTTCGCAGAACCTGCTGCCGAATTTCCAGTACCAGGCGCAGGGTCAATACATCCCGAGTTCGCCGCGCGATGTATTCCCGTCCGACTGGCTGGACGTCACCACGCCCAACGCACTGCTCTCGCTTGTCGACTTCGATGCCGCTCTTAAGAAGCAAGTCACCGAAGTTCAAGACTACTTGAACGACAAGATCGACACCGGTCTGGCACAGATCGCGGCACTTGTGTCTCAAACTTCTGCGCGGACTGACATCAATAAAAAGGAAGTGCGGACCCAACTGTTCGCTACGGCCGGCACCGCCAAAGCTGAAATCGCTGAAGTCCGTACCGTGGCCGTCGATACGCAGACGGCGCTGGCGAATTATGAGGTGACGGTGGCGGCGACGTTTGGGCCGTCGTTCTCAAGCGTACACAGCGTGTCCACGGCTATCGCCACGCTGGACGGATATGCTGCCGCTGCCTACGGCGTCACGCTCGACGTCAATGGCTATGCGACCGGATTTCAACTGTTCAATGGCGGGTCAACCATCTCGTCGTTCACTGTTACCGTGGACAAGTTCCAGGTATCGGCTCCGGGTGTCAGCGGGGGTGCCGCCGTTCCAATCTTCACTGTGGCAAATGTCAACGGTGTTGCGAAGGTCGGAATCCGCGGCGACGCGCTATTCGACGGGTCGGTGACTGCAAGCAAGATCAGTGTCGGCAGCCTCACCGCCATCTCTGCTCACTTTGGCAACGCGACTGTCGACGGAACAATTTCTGGTACCACAGGCGGCCTCGTCCTGAGTTTCACGAACGACCGTATCGAAATCTGGGGATCCTGATGGCAGTTCGCCGCGCGATCCTCGGAAAGTACAACGACGGCACGTTCGGGCTTCGCTGCTCGCTACCGGGAGCAGACGCCGCGTTTGGCTCGGATGACCAGATGTCGTTCGACTCCAACTGGACGGACATCGCAAAGATACATCAGGTTGGTATCGCGACGTCCAGTTTTTCCAAGATCCCGTTCCCGAACCTTGGGTACAAGCCATTTATGGAAGTACGCAGGCTCGATGGGACGACAGTCTATGATGACTACATTTCGGCGACAGTCTCTGGCTTCAACGGGTCTAACATTTCTACGGACGGGTTCGTCGCACAGGCGGCCAGCGGCACCTTTGGCCTGGTGTATCTCGTCTGGCGCATCCCGGCACCTGTACAATGACAGTTCGGCGCGCAGTCGTTGGAAAGCGAGCCAATGGTGAAATGGGCGTATTCGTTTCCCCCGCTGGGATCGACGCACTGACGGCCAGCGACGAACAGCTTATCCTAAACATTTCGAGCAAAGTCGCACAGCTTCTTATGCTCGGGTATGTCGGCGGATCGACAACCGTAGCGCTCGGATTGACGCGAGTGCCAATTGTGTTTCTCACAAGCTATAGCAGCATGGACGGCATCTTCGGATACGAGAGTTATGTCGGTCCGCTTCGGCCATCTCCCTCCGCAATGGGTAGTTATACACACGCTGCCTCATCGGCGACGATCAACGGCGGTGGCGCGTCCATGACTCTTAGCGGACCAACAAAAATGACATATGCGGTATACAATCAGGTGCTTGGGTGAGCCGCCGAGTTGTTCTGCAAGGTAGCAGCGCATCACCGTTCAGGGTGAGCGGCGGCAGCACGGATGCTGGGTCTGCGGACAAGTTTGATCTGTTGTTCGACGGAAACCAGTCTCCGCTTCGGATTTGGGGAACGGGCTACGTAGTCGCCACTCCCTTAGAGCCAGACAATCTCGCCCCAGCGTGGGTAACTCCCGGTCCTGCTGTGATCGCGTCGCCCGCGGGGCAGTCTCCGATCTTTGTGGTCAGCGGTCGCAACTCATTTGACGTGTCGAAAACGGTTTATCACGACACCGGCAATGCGGGCTTCGGCGGCATCATCGCAAGCAACCAGTTTTTTGCGATCAATTTTTCACGCAACGTATATCGCGACGGCGTTCTCATATTCGACTCCACGATATATGTGAATTTCTGCATCTTCAGAAACATCGGGTGAATTTGATGCTGTTCGCTGTCCATGAAGATGAACGAATCACCCAAGCCAACAAGGTCTATGAGCCCGATGGCTACGACAAGCAGTTGCTCGACCTAGGCTACAAATTTGTCATGAAAGATACCATGGCGTTGCCGTCGCCCGAGCAGTGGCACGTTCGAAATGGGTCGCTGAAAGAGCGCCCGCAGATGTTCATTGTTGTGTCCAGGACGATCATCAAGGCCGGCGGTGTGGATGCAGCGATCCTGCGCGGGTGCCCGATCGGGGCAACCTTTGCAGTAATGGCAGACAGCTTCGTGATAGATAGCGGAACCCTCGACGACCCCGATCTGGAAGTGCCATCTCTGGTGCCCTGCAAAATGCAGGTCATCATCGATCGATGGCCCTACCAGACGTTCAAACTGGACATCGAGGCGACGGCATGAGGCGGACAAACCCGGACTCGATGCCAGTGCGCCGCGCCGCTGCGGTGGAAAAGATCAACGAGCACTTTAACGCACTTGCGACCAAAGAGGTGCATCGCGACCAGGCTCACGCCGCTAAACGAACCGCTGCAGCGACTTTGCTTGCTGGCGGCGCGGCTCCCGCATGGTTTACCGCCGAAGCTGAAATGCGCGGCGTGTCGACCATCGCGTTTGCTATCGACGTCGCTGGCAAGCCAGACAATGCCGCCGAGCGCGAACTGAAGCGACAGCAGCTCATGCTGGCAATCGCTGCGGCCACGACACCCGACGAAATCCCGACGCCGTAAGGATCACCATGACCGTCCAAACCTACACGACCGGCACGGTTTCCGTGTCGGACGGCTCCGCTATGATCACTGGTGTCGGGACCATTTGGTCGGGCACCAACGTCAAGGTTGGTGACACTATCTATTTGAACAACCTTCTGCCCGGCATCGAGATCACTGATGTCACCGACGTCACGCACCTGACGATGGCGGTCCCGCATGTCGGCGCGCTGACCAACGTCGCTTACACTATCGTCCAGAACTTTCCGTCCCGCGTCGTTGGTGTGGAAGCTGCCAAGGATGTCTCGACGCTCGTTGCGGCGCTCAACAAGGAAGGTTTCTTTTGGTTCGTCGGGCCTGACGAATTGGTACCGGACCCGTCACGCGGTGACGAGGGGCAGTACGCTCGTCAGCCGTCGACCGGCAAGGAGTGGCTGAAGATCGATGGGCTTTGGGCCTACCAGGGTATCAGTAATCCCGTCTCGTTTGACTCGACCCCGTATAGTGCAGCGACGACCTACGGCGCGCGGGCGCTCGTTTCGTTTGGTGGCAAACTGTACCTATCGCTGCAGGCAGGCAACCTTAATCACCTTCCGTCAACTAGTCCAACATGGTGGACGCAGATCGTCGCCGGTGGCGACACCGTCTATCTGGCAATGGATGACAGCGACAGACCGGACACGGGTGAAACAGTCCTCAAGTGGATCTGCCCGGAGGCAACGACGTTCTACGCCGGGCTCGCTGCGAGCTACGCACACGCGACCATCGCATCGACCGCCAGTGCCGTTTACTCGGTGAAAAAGAACGGCACACAGTTCGCGACGATCACGTTCGCGATCGGGGTCAATTTCGCGACGCTGGCTTGCGCCTCCAATACAGCATTCGCACCTGGCGACATTCTCACCATCGCCGCGCCGACGCCCCGCGATGCGACCTTGTCTGGCATCGGCATCACGCTGACCGGTTACCGCTAACGCCCAAGCTACTTCATCCCCTGAACTGACACCGCTCTTGCTCGGAAGGACTCCCCTATGGCCGTCACCATGTCGCTCTACGACCACACCGTCAAACTCATCGTCAACAAGGAAGTCACCTACACCACGGTGAAGGTTAAACTCCTGGACAATACCGCGAGCTTCACCGCGTCGCAGACGACCGTAGCTTCGGTCGACGGGTCCGGAGCCAAAGAAGTCTCGGGCAACGGCTGGACATCTGGCGGCAAGACCCTGACCACGGTCGCGGTCACGCAGGTCACCACCAACGATGCGGTGCTCTCCGCCGACAACGTCACGCAGACCGCGTCCGGCGGTTCGATCGGCCCGGCCTACGCGGCCCTGGTTTACGATAGCACCAGCAACAAGCCGCTTGTCTATATCGACTTCGGTCAGGCGCAATCGGCGGGCGACACCACTGACTTCAAGATTGTCTGGGACGCCACCAACGGCATCGTAAAGTTCAGTTATTAAGCCATGATCGGCTTCGACGCGATAGGCCAAGGAGCAATTGGCGAACTATCAGGCGACGTAGCCGACGCAATTGTCTATGCGCCGGCGGGTATAGCCGTTGCAGCGATCACTGCGGCGCCGGTCATCCATGGCGGCGGCTCAGTTTCCCCCAGCGGGCGAACCGTCACAGTCGCGCTTGTCGCGCCGAATATCCTGACGGGCGCAACGATCAAACCAGACGCTGCCGCAGTCACGGTGATGACTGTAGCCGGTAGCATTCAGATCAGTGCAACAGTCACGGTTAGCGCTGCTGTTGTGGCGGTATCCACGGCTGCACCACTTGTCGCCGCCGGCAAACTGGTAACGGCCGGGGCGGCTGCGGTCGCAGTTACCAAGAGTGCACCGTTTATCACTGCGGGAAAGTCGGTTGCTCCTACCGCAGCCAATGTGATGGTGACGGGGTTCAATCCCGGCATTTCCATCAGTTCGAACAATCGCCCGCCAGCGGTATCGGTAGCAGTTACGACTAGTCCGCCATCAATCCTCGGCGGCAACTACATCGACGCACGTAACACCATCACGATGGTGACGCCATATGGCGAAATCGCTTCATCCTCGATCGGTCAATTTTCCATCGGTGAAGGGGAGCTATCGAGTCGCGTCGTTCTGATGTCCCCTCTAGTAGCCGTCTCAGTCAAGCCACCATTCATCACCACCGGCAAGACGATCAGTCCGCCCTACGCGCCCGTCTCGGTCGTCACTTACCGACCCGAGATCGACGGTCGCACCCGCAAACTCCGCATCCTCGCTATCGCATCCTAACTCCCAAGGAATAATCATGTCGCACAAGGTCAATCTTGTTCGCGTTCTCACGAGCGCGACCGGAAACTCGACTCCCATCACGCTCGGCGCGGCGTATTCGCAACTGTTCATGCTTCCGTCCGAAGCGGGCGCCATAGATGGGCGGACCTATACCTACCTGATCGTGGACGGCAACAACTGGGAGCTTGGCAAGGGCGTCTACACTGCGTCCGGCACGTCTCTCGCGCGCACGACGGTATTGGCCTCGCGCATCAGCGGCACCCTCGGAACGTCACGCATCACACTGTCCGGTACGGCGCAAGTCCGTTTCATTGAGGCGGCTGACGACATGGACGGCGTGCGCGGTACCCGCGCGGTGACCGGAACGACTGACACGCTGAACAATAGCGATCTCGGTTTCGTCGTCACCTATAGCAACGCAAGCGCAATCGCTGTGTCGCTGGCGCAAGCGTCAGTGTCGAACCTGTTCATGGATGGCTGGGCCGTCTGGGTGAAGAATAAAGGCGCGGGTTCCGTCACCATCACACCGGCCACCTCGACGATCGATGGGGTTACAACCCTTGTGCTGGCACAAAACCAGGGCGCGCTGATCTGGTCGGACGGGACGAACTATCAATCATTAAAACTACGTGGTGATCTCGGAACTGCAGCAGTGCGCGCAGATACGGATTTCGTGCGGACGGACATAGCACAATCGCTGACTGCGACGCAGCGTGGACAGGCAGCCGCGAATCTTCAGTTCGTTTCGCCACCACAGGGGCGATTGACTCTACAGACTGGCGTCCCGGTGATGACGACGACGCAGAGCGCAAAAAGTGCGATCTATTATACGCCATACGTCGGAAACCAGATCCCGCTTTACGACGGCACGAACATGGTTCCGACTGCGTTCTCGGAGTTGTCGGTAGCAACAACCGACACCACCAAGAATCCTGCGGCAATCGGTGCTAGCAAGCTCAACGATTGGTTCGTCTGGGACGACAGTGGAACGCGGCGACTGACTCACGGTCCTGATTGGACGAACGACACGACGCGCTCCGCAGGAACTACGCTCGTCATGGTCAACGGCGTTCTCCTGAACAACGCCAGCATCACAAACGGCCCTGCGGCGAGCCGCGGCACCTACGTCGGGACCACGCGCAGCGATCCGTCTTCCCAGCTCAACTGGATCATCGGCGGATCTGGTTCTGGCGGTGTCGCGGGGTTTCTAGGCATCTGGAATATGTATAACCGCCACCATGCGGTCTCTTTCTCAAAAGATAGCGGAGCATCCTACGGATACGCGACTGCGATAACTAGGCAAGCGCGAGGCAGCGCTGGTAACCAAGTGTCGTTCGTATCCGGAATGGCAGAAGATTCCTTCATCGCCATTTACAGTGCAGCGGCAGTGGCAAGCGGCGCGGCCAACGCTTCTGCTGTCTGCGGTATCGGCTACGATAATACTGCAGCCGTCGTATCGACGAAGATAGCCGCATATTCTTCGTCTGGAACTGTGCCCATTCTAGCTACCGGCTCGACAAATTACAGCGTCGCTGCTTTTGGGTTTCATATAGTTTCGGCGAATGAAATAGGCGATGGAACCAACGCCAACGCCTTCAATAATACTGCTGACAACACGCTCACCTTTACCCTGATGATGTGAGGTTAGTATATGTCACTGATGCAAACTCAGACCATAGAGACAGTTGGAGCGCCGACGACGGCGGTCCCTAACAACTGGTTTGGCGCAAGTGTCACCGCAAATATGTGGTACAGTTCGGTTTTTGCGACAGCCGACCCGACGAAGCCTACGGTCGGCGGGCAGATCGCGGTTGACCACGCAGTCGGCGGAAATGACCCTTACAACGTATTCGGCATGGGGTGGTTTGACGTTGTCATCGGGCGTAAGGATGGGGGGAACATCTACGGAAGGAATACTGTTTGTGTAGCAGACACAGGATTCCGTAGGCTTTTGACGTGCTACGAGTTCAACAACAACAACTTTTCCGGTGCGGATGCCGGCCCCCCCAAACAGCTCAAACGCGCAATATGGCGTAGTTTTTGCGACAGGCGGAGCGAATAAAATAGCCGCATATGCTTGGCACATCGGAACGCAAGGTATCGGGTCACTATACGGTTCCGTCTTCAGCGTAAGCTCAGTGTTCGACACCGTATTTTATGACGATAATTCCGGGGCGAAATCCATAGTTGGCGGTGTTGAACAGCACCGGTACGGTGTGGAGTTTCACAAAGCTGCATTTTCGGGTGCTTGGGCTACGGCTCCAAATAATTCCCCGCTACTGGGCCTTGGCGCCAACGGGATCGATCTTCATCCACTGATTAAAATCGATACGCAAGACGCAATCGAACTTGGCGATTCAACGCATGCAGTGAAAGTGCCAGGTCCTCTATTTATTAATGGCAATGAGGTAGGTGGAGCGCCCTTGCCGTGGACGCCAATTTTGATATGCGCGGGAGGCGGCTCCCCGACGTATGCCATTCAGGAAGGCTCTTATACCGTAACCGGTCATGTCGTTCAGGCGCTGTTCTATCTTTACCTTTCGGGGACCGGCGGGGGCTCAGGAGCGCTGTCTTTATCTGGCCTGCCATTCCCGGCTTCATCAACATTAACGCGCGGCTATGTCGGTCTTACCAACTATCAGGGCGTTAATGCCGGCGCCGGGCAGACCCAGTTGAGCGGGTTTGTCACTCCAGGATCTACCTCTGCGCCGCTGGTCTCTACCAGCGCGACGGGGTCGCCTGCTGTGTCCCTAACTGTCGAAATGCTAACAACCTCGGTTGTGCTGCAGGGGCTTATCACCTATTATAGATAGATGGACGATTATTGTCCTATTTGGTGGAAAATAATGCGATCCACAAGAGTGGGCAAGATTTATGACATTGAGGTTTTGCGAGCGGTCGCAATTCTCTTTACGTTGTACCAGCACTTCACTGCTGTCGCTCCGGCACATAATTGGGCTATTCCATTCTTTGCTTTCTGGTCCGGCGTAGATCTTTTCCTTGTCATTTCTGGATTTGTCATTTCACGGGGTCTCTTGAAGTCCAGCATGGACTGGACAGTTCTCGCTAGTTTCTGGAAACGGAGAGCATGGCGGATCCTTCCATCTGCTTGGGTGTGGCTAGCCATCTCAGTGGTCCTTGTTGCTATCCTTGGAAAAGACGCAGTTGGCCCCACCTTACGAGACGCCGCGGCGGCGTTGCTCTTTATTGCAAACTTCAATCTGCACTTGTGCGGAAGTGGACAGTATGTCTGTGGGGAAGCCCCGCAGTACTGGTCTCTGTCCCTTGAAGAGCAGTTTTATTTCATCCTACCCATCGTTCTATTTTTGCCGCGCAAATGGTTTCTGTTCGTATTGTCTGCGCTAGTTGCCGCTCAGATGGTGTGGCTGCGGACCCCCGGTTTCTCGATAGAGAATATGGTAAAGTCAGACGCTTTGGCGCTCGGTGTTCTGCTCTCGATGTTTTCTCAAACTATTACATATCATAAAATAGAACCCGTGATGCTGCGGCACTTCTGGCTGCGCCCGATCTTTTCTGTGGCTCTCATCGCAGCATTGGCGTGGGCGGCGTCTCAACCGTTCGCCCGGAGCTTGAGTGTGGTTACGGTCATTAGTGCCGTCATGGTCTGGGTCGCATCGTATAACAAGTCCTACTTTATGGGAGAAAGCCCAGTCAAAGCCGCCTTGGTATTTGTCGGGTCGCGATCATATAGTTTGTACTTGGTGCATATGCCGATGTTCATGCTCACTCGCGAGATGTTTGTTCAGTTTTCTCCGGATTCCAATGTCCTAATTCGCTGCGCTGTTGCGTTGGTATTTACCGCCGTACTTAGCGATATGAACTTCCGATTTGTAGAGTCACGATTCCGATATCTAGGCACGAGGATAGTACCTCAGCCTGTTCCTAGCATTACGGCATATTCAGAAGCCTAGAGTAGAGATCTCTGACGCTCCAGCGTAGCCCAGAAGGGCGCGGGCGACCAATCTAAACCTGATGACCACCATGACCGCCCGGAACCCCCCCCGCGGTCGATTCCGCATGGAGATACGCATGACCACTTCTTCTTTCGGGGAGCTTTGACGCGGCTGTGGCCAAGGGGGTGAGAAAATCCAGGATATGCAACCTACCCCACCCACCCAACCCCGTCCAGCGCCGTTAATCTTGACTCTCAAGATTAATTAGCGTACTTTGGCGGCATGTCCTGTTCCCGCCGCCTCATCAATTGGCTCGAAACGCCCCTACGGGGTGCGGCATGAGGCTGATTGACGACGCCGAATGGGTGCTCAAGAACGCCTGGTCGGTGCGGTTCCTGATCGCGGGGGCAGTGTTTAGCGCGATCGTGGCGACCATTGGTGTTCTCAGCGCCTATGCCGTCGCGATGCCCATTGGTCCGATCACCTTGGCCATTACGTGCGGCGTCGCCACGTTCGGCGCATCCGCCGCCGCCCTCGCCGCCCGCTTTACCAAGCAGACGCGCCCTGAAGCGGATGGCAGCGAATGACGCCCGGCACCAAAAAGGGCCTGACGGGCTCCGCAGCAGTGATCGCGATCACCGTTCCCTTCCTAATGGGGTGGGAAGGCATGGATCCGGTCGCCAAGCGCGACATGATCGGTACAGGTCACCCCATCACCTATTGCAACGGCCTCACCAGCGTTGACGGCGACGTGAAGGTTGGGCAGCGGTTCACCAAGCAGGAATGCGAACAGCGCCTTGCGCTCGCGCTGCCCAAGTATCTCAACGCGTTGAACAAACGCATCACCGCGCCGATCCCGAAAAAATCTGCGTCATCTCTGCTTGACGCATCGTTCAACGCCGGGTCTGCCGCCGTGGGACGGTCGCCCATGCTGGCCAAGATGAATACGGGCGACATTCGCGGCGGTTGCAACGCCTTCACCGGCTGGTACGTGCGTTCCGACGGTCAGGTTCGCAGAGGCCTCGTAGCCCGCCGTAGCGGCATCGGTGATGGCCGCAAGAGCGAGCGCGATCTGTGCTTGGAAGGTCTGAGCGAACCGAAAGCGAGTTGGTACGTGGCGTCACGTTCCAACGAACCCATCGAGGATCTGCCGCCTCTCGCCGAATACAAGCCGGTCAAACCTCCGAAACGATGGTGGCAGAATTGACCATGTGGCCCCTCTATCTGCTCGCCCTCGCCTTTCTCGCGCTCATCGCGTGGACCGCCGGCAGTGAGGGGCAACGTTGATGTTCGGCGCATGGTCGCTCTATAGCGCGTGGTCTTTGTTCTGGAGCAGCGCCACGCTCGGCACGCTGATCGGCTGCGGCGCCGTCGCGGTCGCCGTGTTGATGCCGCCGGCCCTCGCCGCGATTACCGATCTCCGCAAATGGGCCATCGTCGTGGCCGTCATCGCCTTCGGGTACTCCGCAACATTTACCAGGGGCATGAACCATGGTCTCGCCGTCAAGCAATCAGAATGGGACTCAGCCCTGGTCAAGGAAACTCGCGATGGGGAAACGGCGCGCACTGACGCTGACCGCACTGTTGGTCCTATGCCTTCCGACCGCAGGATGCTTCGAAGCGACCCGTTCAACCGTAACAGCGGGACAGAGCCCGAGTGCAAGTAAGGCGCGTTGCGCCGGCTGGCGTTCGATCCACTACGACTATCTGAACGATACCTCCGATACGATTGAAGCCGTCCGGAAGCACAACCAAACCGGCGTGAACAAGCGTTGCTGGCGAAAGGACGGGCGATGAAAGACTATCTTGTCCGCGTCGGCACCGTCGTCATGATCCTGCTGCTGATCCTCGCTATCCGCCACGCGGTGACACGCTGATGGATACCGCATACTGGACTATCGTAGGTATCTCCGTGACGGTGGCTCTGGGCCTTGGTGGCGTGCTGGTGCGCGTGGTCGATCGACTGAACAAGGCGGAAGCAAAGGCCGACGCGGCTGGCGATACTGCCCGTGCTGCCACGCTAGCCATTGCCGGCAACAAGATCGAAATTGACCGTCTCGACACTGCACTCGTCGAGCATCGCGTCGCTGCCGCCAAGGAATACGCTTCGAAAGGCAATCTCGAACACCTGGAGGGCAAGATCGTGGAAGCCATCAATCGCCTCGGCGACCGGCTGGACAAGATGCTGGCGAGTCATCGCTGATGCCCACACCCCCGCTATCCGACGATCTGGCGAGAGAAGCTGCCGCAGCTTACCGCGCCGCTGGCAACAAAGCCACGCAGACCACGGCAGACGCGCTGGGTTTGCCCTACAACACCTATCGTTGTCGCCTGAAAGTGGCCGCCGCGCGCGGCCTGCTACTGGACACGCCGGCGGCGATGCCGGGGTTCGAAGTCGGACGGGTGACGACAGCCCCCGACGGCAAACAACACGTCACGCAGCGCAAAGAACACGGCGAAGTGTGGGAGATGCCGCCGACGCACATGCTCGGCAAAATGACCATCAACCGCGATCCCGATGGTCGCGTCATTCAGGACTGGATCCGGGCCGAACCTGACGCGGTTGCGCGTGATCTCGCAATGCGCGCCGTCATGGACGCGCTCAAGAGCGACCTGCCCCGCGCCGAGCCGGTTTTGCCCGTCCCGCATAGCAACGAGGATCTGCTGTGTCAGTACACAATCACCGACGTGCATCTGGGTATGTTGGCCTGGGGCGAAGAAACCCGATCTGCGGACTGGGACTTGGGAATCGCGGAAAAACTGATCGTCGCCTGGTTTGCTGCGGCGATTGCACAATCCCCCGCCTCTACCTTTGCGGTTCTCGCACAGCTTGGTGACTTGCTGCACCATGACTCCAAGTCGAGCGTCACCCCGGCGCATCACCACGTCCTGGACGCCGATTCTCGTCTGCAAAAAATGATCCGGGCAGCGATCCGAATCGTCCGTCAGATTGTGCGGATGCTCCTTGCAAAGCACACCTCCGTGCACATCATCATGTCGGACGCCAACCACGACGAAGCAGGCGGATCATGGCTGCGCGAGTTGTTTGCGGCCCTTTATGAGGACGAGCCGCGCGTCACCGTGGAGACGAGCCCGAGCACCTACGTCGCCGTCGAACATGGACTGACGTCGCTGTTCTATCACCATGGTCACAAGAAAAAGACCGCAGAGGTCGATCGCGTATTCGCCGGCATGTTCCGCGAACTGTTCGGTCGGACCAAGTATTCCTATGGTCACACCGGCCACAAGCATTCCGACGAGTTGCGCACGACCAACATCATGAAGATCGAACAGCACGAGACGTTGGCGCCGCCGGATGCCTATGGCTCAAACTGGCTGTCCGGCCGCTCCGCCAAAGTCATCACCTACAGCAAGCGCTTCGGCGAGGTCGGCCGCATCACGCTCACGCCTGAGATGGTAGCTGCGGCCTGATTTATCTTGACTCTCAAGATTAATTGAGGCAGGATTGCGGGTATGGCCACCATAACATTTTTCCTCGTCGCGCCGTTCGCAATCGCCCTTCTGGCATGGCTCGTAGGCTTCATTCGCAACGGCTGGGGCATTTGATGCCCTACTCCCCTTCGCTGCACCTCATCCATCAGCTTCGCGACGCCATGCACACCGAGCACGACGAACTGGTCAAGTTCAAGCTCGCCGAGTCCGCTGACAATTTGCAGGCCGCACTGAACGACTTCAACACCGTCCCGAGCGGCGCGTTTCTGACCGCGGTCAACAGTGAGTGGGCGAGCGCCGTGCGGGTGCTCGGCAATGCGGGTCTCAGTCAGGTGCGACGTCCATGATCGACCCCTTCCACGACGGCAACATGCGGTGCAACCCGGCGCGCTGTGGCAACGGCAAGTGCTACGCGACGAACAAGTGTCAGGACGCCATGCCGCCACTTGACCCCGCCGCGCCCCGCCAGCGTGTGATCGACGCCGACAGCGCCACCCGCAAGACTTACCCGATGGCGCGCGGCTTGCTCGACTATTTCCCCGACGCACTGGCCGAGGTGGCGCGGCTTTCCTATGACGGCAACGAGAAGCATAATCCCGGCGAGGAAATGCATCACGTGCGCGGCAAGTCGATGGATCACGCGGACTGTATCATGCGCCACCTCGTCGGCCGTGGCGGCTTTGACGGTAGCACCCGCGAGAGCGCCGCGCTGGCGTGGCGGGCGCTCGCCCTTCTCCAGGAGGAACTGGAACGCGAGATGGCG